ATCTATATATCTTGTATATATGTACTAGATATAGTATATAGATATAGTGTATATGTATACTGGTATAGTGGCGGTAAACTCTACACGCTACAACCTCACACGATCCAGACCACACGAAAAACTTTTAAAAAACACTTGACACATTTATTATTGCGTGATAACATACAATTACAACAAACAAACAGACACAACAAAACGGAGGAAGAAAAAATGTTAGCATACGTTGATGCAATCGTGAGAGAAAACACAATAACAGTTGATGGTTATACAACCAATAAAACAGAGCGTGGTATTATCAAAGATGCAGCGAGAGCTATTGAAAAATATGATAAGGAAGAAGCAAAAGCATTATTGAGCTTTTTAGAATGGGGAATTGATGAATACAATACACCTTTTGTAAAAGCTGCGAATAGTGACGGCGGTTATTTCTTTGAGTATGAAGAAGTACCATGCGCCACAAAATACAACGAAGAGACAGACGAGGCAGAATATAAAGAAGGATATCATAACTATTTTTGTATTAGATTTGTACGATAAACAAACAAAAATAAATGATAGCACTTGACAAAATATAAAACAGGTGTTATCATTCAATTACAAACAAACACAACTTAAAATACACGGAGGTATTAAAAATGATGCAGTGGAAAAATAATAAATGTTATACAGTGAGAGAGACAGAGAGATATATCAGAACTTATTTTGTTGATACTAAATACAATAGAATAATGCTGATAGAAGATAAAGAAGATCATGATATGGATAGAATAAAGATTGTTAGATTTGGAACTAAAGAAAAAGATGCTGATATCATAGTTGTTTATAGATATGATGATCCGGCTTTTGTAGAGTCAGTTATAAATGGTTTTATGAAATAAAAAGCGTAAAGAGTCCAGGCAGTAAAAAGCCTGGATTTTTTATTTTAAAACCACAATCAAACAAAAATAAAAAATATTTATAAAAAGACTTGACAACTTTATTATTGCATGATAATATACAAGTACAAACAACAAACACAACTTAGAAAAATAAACGGAGGTAACGACATGAAATACTTTACAAATTGCGAAACATTAGAGGAACTGAGAAAAGAATATAAAAGACTTGTAAAAGAAAATCATCCAGATAACGGCGGTTCTGAGGATGCTATAAAAGCTATCAATGTAGAATATGAAACAGCATTGAACAACTTAAAAAATGCAGATGAAAACGAAAACGCTTGGAAATATGACCAGGAAAAAGACGAGCTTTTCCGTGATGCATTAAACAAGATTATCAACTTAGAAGATGTTAAAATTGAAATTATAGGTTGTTGGATCTGGGTTACTGGCAATACATACAATGTAAAAGAACTTTTAAAGGCTGCCGGTTTCAAATATTGTGGAAAGAAAAAAGCGTGGAGCTGGCACGCTGGCGAAAGATACTATAAAAAATCTAAAAGGGCTTTAAGCATGGACGAATTGCGCAACCTTTACGGATCAGAAGAAATAGAAAAAAGACATGCTGACAGAATCGCATAAAAACATAAAGCCGGGATTACTCCCGGCACACTATAAAATAGCTTGAAAGTTGGGAAAGAAAATTTTTTAAAAGATTTTTCAAAAATAGTATTGACATCAAGCAATAATAAATGTATAATACAAACATAAACAAACAACACACAACTTTAAATTATCGGAGGTAAAAATCATGATGAACGCAAGATTAAAAAATGTATTTTCTTTAAGTAGCAAGGTAACAGTTTATGTACCGGCAACGGTTGATATTGACAAGGAAATCGACAACAAGAAATTTGTTGATAGAGCTGCAACACTTCTTTCTGATTGTTTCGGTGGCGCAACCTCAACAGATGCCCTGGGCTACTGGACAAGCCCAACAGCCGGACTTGTAAAAGAGAAAACAACAATGGTTTTCGCTTATGCAAGTGAAAAAGATTTAAGAAATAAGCTGGATCAAGTAATTGATTTATGTGAGGATCTTAAAAAAGAAATGACTCAGGACGCTATAGCGTTAGAGGTCAACGGCGAAATGTTTTTCATTTAGCATAATAAAACAATAATAAATGGGCAAGCCATAAATGGCAAGCCCCTACAAATTGGAGGGCGTGCGATGTATCAAGAATTTAATGATCTGTATTTAAAATACAAGAAATTTTTACCTCAGAAATTAGCTTTTAAAATGGCATATAAAGCTATTCAAGGGAGGAAATAGCATGTATACAATTCAGGCAACGGACGGAGCAAGAACGCAAGAAAAGCGGTTAAATTGTACAGAGTCGGAAGCAAGAAAGAGAATGCAAGAATATTTTGAAAATGACTATTTAGGTCTTGACTATTTTTTATATGATGCGAACGACAACGAAATTATGAGATTAGAGCAATAACGGGAGGTGTGGCAATGTTAAAAGAAAATGATTTTGTAAAAGTGCATTTATACGGATGCAGCAACAAAAAAATCAAAACGGGGAACTATAACAAGGTTTTCCGGGTATATCGCAAAAATGGCGTTTTAGGCATTGACTGGAATACATCCAGAAGCCTATACACGAACCACGGCGATATATTTACACCTTTTCGATGTTTTGCGTCTTGTGTGGAGTTTGAGAAAGTGGAAACGGGCGAAAAGTTCCATTTTGATAATATTATCAATGGAATTTTAAAAATTGCGTAAAAGTCTAAAATTAGAGGATCGTTCCGGCGGTTCTCTTTTTTATTACGTCAAAATAAAGTTTTTTGAAATAATACTTGACAAACACGCAATAATAAAGTAAAATACAATTAACAACAGAAAACACAACTTATAAACACGGAGGAAATGCAATGGAAAAGATTAGAGAAACAAAATATAATGAATGGTTTAGAAATACATTTCTTGAAAGTTTCGGACATTGCAAGGGCAAACAAATTTCAGAAAAGCAAGGGCTGATTTTTGAGAAGTATTTAAAAGAAGATCCTGAAAATTGGAGACATGCAAACGCTTTTTATTATAGCGGTATCATATCAGGGAAAAAGATCCGGCTGCAAGAATCCAGTGCATACAATGGAAGCACAAAAGGGCATACAAGGACATTATATAGAACTGTATACTATATTACGATTCAGGCAGATAATACAAAAGAAGAAAATGAAATCAAGCAAGAAATAGAGCGGTTAAACAAGAAATTTGATATTTCTATAGAATCCGGTGCAAGTGATGAAGAACTTGACGAAATCGAAAATAAAATTGATCTTTTGTGTGATAAATTAAATGTTTTGAGGTTTCCAGGGTAAAACCTGGGAATTTCTCAAAATCGTATTAAATGGGAGGTATTACAATGAGTGAAAATAAAATTATGGGATATAATACGGAAATCGTTGACGAATGGGAAAACGTTTTTGAATTGGCTATGATCGTGCCAGGTTTCGCATATTATGCAAATTATGAAGAATCAGACGAAAACGGTAATACAATAGTTGTAAATGATAAAAACAAAATTTTATCGAATAACATTTTTGCAAATAATGATTTTATGCAAGCATTGGAGCAAGTGAACGCCGGAAAGCTGCAAGCGTTATATATTAGCGATAAAATGAGAGTAAATATTGATTTGTTGTGTGAGTCTGGTTATTTTGATTCATAATCAATCAAAAATAAATGAAAAACACTATTGACAAACAATCAAAAATAATGTATCATATTCATAACAACAAACACAACTTTAAATCATGGAGGTTTTAGAAATGGCAAAAATAACAAGAAATCAGTTAGAAAAATTCAATGGAAAATGTAAAAACGGCTTTTCTTTAGATTTGTTCTTCTTTTGCACTTGGGGCGAAAAGAGATGCAAGAAAAACGTGAAAATTGACGATGATTCAATTATTTATGAGATAATCGTTGAATTTTATGATAAATATGAAAATTTCAAGAAAGCCGGAAGCGTGCCGACACTTATTATTAACAAGTGTGTACCGACTGGTACAGAGGGCGTTTATAGTGTGCATGAGATCCACCGGGAGGAAGTCGGGGAAATGGTAACAAGAAAGACCGTTAAAATCCTTCAGGAGCTTACAGAAGGATATACAGACGAAAAACTTGTTGATATGATTAAAATGCTGATTGCAGCATAAAAAATGGAGGTTTTAACCATGAAAAAGAAGATTTTGACAATATTATCAGTATTTAGCATTGTTGCAAGTTTAACCGCTTGCAATAGTGCAACAGAAGCCGTAAAAGAGCCGGAAACAGTGAAAAACTGGGAAGTTAGCACATATTATATGAATGGGTATTATAATCCAAAAACGGAGGAGCTAACAACCGTAGACGCTGCCGGAAATTGTGATATTTGGGATAATATCGAAATTCTGGATTTATATAAGGATGCAGACTATTGGAAGGATATAGACGAAAACAATGAGGTTTTTGTATGGGTAAAAATCAGCACAAACGGCACAAAGTCAATAAATGACGATGAAGCGGTTGTTTTTCCTGGAAATTACAGTGTTTTCAAGGATCACGCAAAAATATTTGTATTAGATGGTGAAATCATTGTAAAGGAGAAATAAAAATGTTTGGTTTACTGTTTACTTTAATTTTCGGGATCAGTGATGAAATCAAAATAAGAAAAGATATAAAAAATGAGCGTGTAGAGTCAGCAAAACGATGTGCCGACTTTAAACGCCGGATGAACCAGTGGGAAGAACTAAAAAAGAAAGATTATAGAAGATAGGGAGGATCATATCATGAAGAAAATGAATAATATTGTTATTGTAGCGTTGTGTGTGGCTATTTTAGGCGTTTTGTTGATGGGATGCGGTAAAATATCAAGCGATAATAAAAAAGCCGTTAAAAATGAAAATACGGCGTTTTCTGAGGTATTAGAAGCGGAAGAACTGGAAGCAGAGCAGCCGGAAGCCGTAAAAGACGAAACAATATTAAAATGTGAAGAAATAGAGAAAGAAATCATTGAAGAGTACGGAGATTTTGAAATGTTTTCAACTTCTGAGTTGACCGGCGAAATGTTAGAAAATCGTATGAACGGCGATAAAGTTATCGTTGAGCGTACAAAAGGCATTGTATTAGATGACGAATTGAACGGATCAGCAGAAGATCACTATATCAGTTATAGAAGCGTAGAAGGGGCGCAGCCTGGGGATGAAGTTATAACATATTTAGTATATAACCCGGCAACAAGCTATATAGATGATATTATTGAACGTTATGACGTTATTATTAAGTAAATGCAGAGAAAAGGGAGATCCGGCGTAAAAGTCGGATTTTCTTTTTTATAAACAAACAAAAATAAATGTAAAATACTATTGACAAACAAACTAAAATAATGTATTATAATATCAACAACAAACAACACAACTTATAATTTATGGAGGAAACGAAAATGATAGAAAAATCAAAAGTGATCGGAATTATGTTGCAGCATTCAGATGGCGATAAAGAATATTATGAGCCGGAACTGTTAAAAGAAGATATTGAGGCAATTTTCAAGATTCTTGAAAAATACGGCGATGATAATGATTCTGTTAGAGGCGATTTAAAAGTTATCGACCAGGAAGAAAACACAGAAGACATTGACAGCGATTTTGAGCATACATCAAAAGAAATGGCAGATAAACTGATGGAATTCAACCGAGACTTTTCGGACGATTCGGAAACTATCGCAGAAGAAGCGGAGTATTTAATAGGTGTATTTGACCAGTTGAAAAAGTCGGAAGATTTTAATATTCTGGCACATCATTTAGATACAATGTTTATGGATAGTGCTTTTAAATAAACTATAATAAATATCGGAGGTATACACAAATGAAAGTTAAATATATTGGTTTCGGTGGCTATATGGAAGTTCCTTGCTATCAGGACGAAAACGGTAAAATTTATTTTGATGAAAATAACGGGCGTAACGGTTTAGACCTTTATACTGGTGCTTATATGGATTGTGGCGAAATTTGCGGAGAACCTTGCAGCAGAGTAACAGAGCCGGTAGAGTGCGAAAATCCTTTTGTGAGAAGTTCAAAAGAAAGAGAATACATGTTATTAAACAGATTGCAGCTTGATTGTAAATATTATATCAATTGTGCTGGAAAATGCAGATCATCAAGTCTCTGGGCTGATATTGATACCATTATCAAAGAAATGGAAAATATCATGGATTCATTTACAGAAGAAGAGAAGCCGGAATGGTTGTCGGATGCGGATTTTGAAACACTTAAAAACGAGATAAAGGAGATTCAAGAGCATGAAGCGGAAAACGTACAATAATGTATTGAAAGCCGGTAAATTGATCCAGGCAAAAGGATATAGTGAAAAAGAATCATTAGAAATCGCAGTACAGAAGTTTGACGAACTGGCAAGTCTTAAAAATGGTATGTCGGTAGAATGGTTGATTGACAGAATGGCAACCAAAACAGAAAGGGAGGGCGAAAGCATGAAGTTATCAGAATCAGACAAGAACTATTTCAAAAAGTGCGGATATCTTGACCAGGATATCCCACAAATTGAAAAAGCTATTGAAGCGATGCAGTATGAAGACGAAAACGACAAGAAAGTATCAAGAAAATACGTTCTTGATAATATGGATCGTGAAACCTGGTTATCTGGTATCGGGCGTGCAGCTTTTCATTGGAGTGCAGCGAGAGAGACAAAAGACGGTAAAACAATCTTTTTTGATGCAAGAAAACTGTTTGAATAGGGGGGTAAAAATCATGTTGAAGTTTGAAAATACAACCACAAAAGAGAGTTTTGAAAAATCTGTTAAATGGAGCAAAAATAAAATTGAAGAGATGGAGAAACCATACGAAAATCAAAGATTGTGGAGAATTTCAGATTGTTTCGGAAACATCTGGAATGTGCTATTTACTGGCAATGTTGACGAGTACCGTATTTCATATAAAGATGAATTTTCGGTTGATATCTTGATGCCTGGTAATATGGTAGAAATTCATAGAGCTATTAAAGACGGGCGAAATCTTAAAGCAGACAGAAATTTAAAACAGTTTATGCAGTTGACTTTATTGGTAAGTTGTTATAAAAAATTTGGATTGATACTGTAGAAAGGGCGATATTATGACATATACAGAATTTTTAAGAAATATTGATAAATATGTCGGGTACGTGGTAGAGTTTAAATCCCGTTTTAAGTCCAATGGACAAGAATATACATTTCAACGATATGTTTGGGATAACAAGGAATTTGGGGCATTGAAGCCGGATTCTTTAATTGATATTGTAAGTGTAAAGCCACTTTACAAGAAAGCAACGAAAAGGACAGAGACAGGAATCAATTACATATAAACGGAGGTAAATAAAATGTTAGTTTCATCAAAGAAAATCGAGAAAATGTTGCGTGATCGTGATAGACTTGAAAGAATGGCAAAAATTGAATACCAGGAAGCAAAGGATCTTTTTAGCGTTGGAAATATGGAATTCGCTATTGAATTGCAGCTTGCTAATCAGCATTTAGGAGCGTCAAGAGAAATTACAAGAACATTGAAAAATATTGGATATGAAGAATGTAAACGAATGTCAGAAAAAGAGAAACAGTTGCTTATTGCTGGCATTAAACAAAAATTGTGTGGCATTGGTGTTATTGGTGTAGGTGTAATTTTTATATCTTCCGGGATGCCGGTTGTATTTATTGCATTGTCAGCAATTGGAAGCACTTTATGTGTTTCAAAAGAAAATGTTGTAACTGTATGTAAAAATAGGCTTGCGTTATTAACAAACGTAAATAAATGATATTGACAATAATAGAAATAGTGGTATAATCGTTTTAAGGATGGATATACCACTTATTCTATATTCAGGAGGTAAAAAATTATGAAGTTATTAAATAGTAAAGTTATGTCATTTGAGGAAGATTGTGTTGAGTACGAAAACGAGCAAGAATATTTAGAAGATCTTGACAAGCGCAGAAAAGCCGGATGGACTCAATTAAAGACACCAGATTTTGAAAATGGAGTTATGAAACGTGTCAGCAAACAGTTACCAAACGGGCATTTTACGCAGCGATATAAGCGTTTTAATGGTATTAAGCTGGATATTTAGGAGGAATATTATAATATGAAGTTTACATATACAGGGAAAGCACTGGAAACAAAATTGATGATTGAAGAAGGACGAAAAGTATATACAATAAATAAGTTATATAAGCATTCTAGGGGCTTTTATTGGAAAGTAAATAGAATGGGCTATATTCACATCATTATGCCGGTCAGAATGTCTTTAAACGGCGAAATCAATCATTATGAAATTGAAGATAGATTATTGACAAATGACAATACATTAAGAGTAACAAAATCATATGGGAATTATGATACTATCCTGGATTGTATAAAGGATATTGAAAAAGATTTGTAGGTAGGTGGCAGAATGGAAACAGTGATGTTAAATGATGGAAACATAGAAATAGTTGGAAGTCATAGAGATTTGGTTGATATTGTGCGTGATCGTTGCGGAGATGACATTGCTAAAATGGTAGAAAACCTTGATCCGGCAGCTTATGATAGCTTATATAGGGCAGATTGTACAGTTTTTGAAATGGCTAATATATTAGAAAATACTGATGAAAATGGTTTGTTATCGGAAGATCAGATTGATAGCCTAAAAGATAAAGTTGAAACATTAGCAAGCGATATTTGCGATTGTATTTGAAAAAAGATGTTTACAATCAATCAATAATAATGTATATTATAAATATAAACAAACACAACTTATAAAGTACATTACGGAGGTATTGATTATGTCAAGTAATAACAACTATTATGAATTTAAGGATGCGAAAGTTGCAATTGCAATGGAGCTTGTAAAAAGAGGTTGGAAACTGTACGGTTTTCATGAGGATGAAAGTGACTGGATGACAGATTATTGGAGTCCGGCATGGTGGGAAGGAATTGCCACAAAAGATGGCTTTGTAGTAGTTGTTGATTGCCGTTGGAATGATAAAAGTGGTAAAGAAATCATTCAGCATATCTATAATAGTGAAGAAGTTATTCTTTCAGCGAAAACAAGAAGCCTGATTGAAAGACTTTCAGAAGTCAGACAGGATCGTGGAGCTTCCGCAGCGGAAGAACAGACAGCAAAAGCGAAAATTGAAAAGCTGAGAGCAAAAGCCAACAACCAGACAGAAAAGATAAAAGTAACAGACCATTACCCGGAATATCAGCCGAACCCACCTAGAATGTCATGGCATGTTGAAAAAGATGGTGTTATCATCGCAAAAGGTAACGGAGTCGCAAAGTTTTCTGATATGAAATACTTTGATAAAGAAGGCTATGAAAAAGATTTGAAAGAATGCGACAAAAACAGCTATAGATATGAAAGAGCCGAAAAACTTCTGAAACTGGCAAAACAGTTTGAAAAGTTCATGAATAAAATTGACTCTGCTGCCGGTTGTATGATCGGTGGAAATGGTAAAGCGTATGTATATACTAATGTTGAGACAGTGGAATATAAAACGGAAAATAAAGCCGTTGAATGTCCTGGATCATTAAGAGCTAATCAGTGTTTTATCGTGAAATCATGCTTTAATCATGGTATTAGCAAAGGTTATGTATATCAGTTAAACGAGTATGAAGGTGTGAACGGCGAAAAATATTATATCGCATACCGGCTTGACAAGAAACTGAAAAAGCAGTTGACGGGAAACGCTAATCCGGCGAACTGTTTCGGATATATTTCGGGATCTTACAAAGAAAGATTTTTGAAATGGATTGAAACTGGCGCACTTGCATGGTGTGAGATTCAGGAAGTTAAAACGCCGTATAAAGTGCAGAAATGTGTTAAAAAGAAAATCGGATAAAACAAACTATAATAAATGAAAGGAAGATAAAAGAGTGGGGCAACACCCACTCTTTACATAGAGAGATGACAGCAAGAACAGCAAGTGTTTTATATGATACAACAAAAACAATCACTGTAGTAAGTGGCATTATAAGCGGTATATTAACTTTTATCGCTGCTGGTATTTCAGACAATTATACATTAGTGGGGCAAGCCGTTCCGGGAGATTATGATTTAAAGATAATGCATATAGCGTTTTTTATTATGGCTATTGCTATTTTAGGGATTTTTACAATGGATCATGCTTTATTCGATGCAATGTATGACTTGGAAAGAGTGCCGGTTAAATACAGTGAATATATTGGTTGTTGTTTAGAGCGTAACCAGATATTTGCTAGACAGATAAAACAAGCACTTGACAGGTATTATAATTTGGATTGGGGTATGGTAGACCGTTTGGACTCGAAAATAAATGATGATGCGGTAGAAAATGGCTATGATCGTGTCCGTGGGATTTATCAAACCATATTAGGAAAAATATTTATTGTTACAGATTCAGAAAGATATGCAACAACTATATATTCTGAAAAAGAATATCTGAAAGAAATAAATTACTAAAGGAGATTAAAAAATGGAAAAAGACAAAAGCATTCATAAAACAAGTACAGGAAAGTTATTTCAGTTGATAGATTTAGAAGGGAATCCGATTGACTATGTAAAGTGTAAGGGTATTTTTACACGGTCGTATATGGCAGCATTAGAAGTTGGTCAGGCGTTGAGATCTTCCGATAACGGTATGATGTTAAAACGTATTCAGTAGGAGGGTTTTCAATGTCAGCAAGAATTTTAGTTGCCGGTAGATCTGAAATATGCAGAGAATTATTTAATGATCCAGAAGCATATGGTTCACATATAGCCGATAGATTATCATGTATCAATAAGCCAGCCGGTTGTTTATGGGGTTCTACATTACTTCATAATGGAGGATATCCGTCTGATTGGTTAAGATGGGTAGCAAGTGAAGGGTTTATGCTTGATAAGTATAGCAGCATGGCGGTCAGCTTTAAATTGAGCAGAAAAGCCAAAATTTGCACGATTGACACAGTAGAAGATTATCATAGATTGATGCGAAAATATGCAAAATCTAAATATGAAAATAGTGAGTATAGCAGTTTGTTTAAAGAAAAAGTAATTGACTGGAAAAAGTTATCGAAAGATTACGATGCTTTTCATTTGACAGAACGGGCATTTTGGGAAATGCGATTACCACTATCTAATATATTGGAGTGTGAGGATGGTAGCGAATTATGTGATTTCTATTCATACGATTGTGAAAGTTGGATTCTTTTCAATTTAGATTGTATTAACTGGGGATCGGTTATCAATCAAGATGTGAAAATAAAGTCTTTGTATGATGATTAAGGAAGAAGCAAGGAGGGAAATAAGCTATGGAAAAATGTGCAATTTGGAAAGATCATAAAGTCGTTGGTTATATTGATTTAACCGAAGAACAGAAAAGGATCTTGAATGAAGTTCCTGGAATTGGCGTATATTTTGGATTTGACAGAACAACACGCCCAGAGAAGTACGCAGAAAGTTATAAACAAACGTAAATAAAGATTGACATTACACAACTTATAATGTATAATAGGATTATAAGTTAAGGGAGGAACAAACACATGAAAAATCAGTTAGAAAACAATGGATCGTATTTAGGTTTCACAGATAATAAGACAGCTTTACAGAAAGCAAAAATTGAGAGCTGCCTAGATAAAGTATTTAGATACAGTAATGGTATTATGGCAAGAAAAGATGCTATGCTTTATGGTCTGAGAAATGGCAAAAAGCCGGAAGTTGCCGATGAAATAAGAAGGAACGGCACTGTTAAGAAATCATACCGTATGGCATGGGGCAACCTTTATAATGACATCACAAAAACAGAATATGATTTTTGTCTTTATCTGATTGAGCATGAGCTTGTTTCTGAGGAATCTGTAAATGCTTTTATTGAAGCAGAAAACCAGGAAAAAGAAAGAGCAGCGGAAGAACAGAGAAAAGCGGAAGAGGCAGTCAGAAAAGAAGAAAAGAGAGCTGAAGCTGAGAAAGAAGAATTCAAAATCTGGCTTGTAGAGACTTCCAAAATGTATAATGGTACAACTAGAGGAAATTTAGTTGAACGTATTTATCTTGATGTATATGGCGAATTTCGTTTCCCTTTACGAGCTTTTGAATTGTTGGTTTGTATTGACAATATCGAAAAACCATTGTGCCGGGAAGAGTTAAAAGCACGTTTACATACAGATAATAAAGCAAGCCGAAAAGTATTTCAGTGTGTAACAGGTTTGAAGCTGCCAAACACAAATAGAGATACAATGGCATTTTTGGATAGTGTACAGAAGAGTAACTATCAGGATGCAGTTGAATATAAAACACGTAAGAAGCCAGAAAAGCAGCCGGAAGCAGAGAAAGAAAAGTTCTATGTGCTTATGGGTGCAGAAAAAGGAAAAGAGTATGTACCAGCAATAGGCAGTAAAATTGAATATCATGGTATAGAAATGTTTATTCATGAAACGCCAGACGGTAAAATTGCTATTTCATCTATAAAATGTGGTTTACGGATGGCAACCGGCAAGAGCAAGACAGAAGCAATTAAGGAAATGAAAGAACTTTTTAAGAAAATGGATATTGATACCATAAACAGTAGAATTGATGAGATTACAAGTTATTATGGTGTTAGCCCATACTTAAAACAAGCATAAATAAATGGAGGAATACAAAATGGGAATTACAGATAAATTCGGAAACTTTCAAATTAAGAAATCTGACAGAATCAGCCAGGAAGATCAAGCCTGGTTGACTCACAGAGAGGAATTATATAAACGAGCGATTGCAGTTTACAAGTCTGTTTATGATATCTACAAGGCAGAAAATGAATCATATTCAGAAGAAGACCGCAAAAATTACAAGTATTCTTCTTTTTTAGTCGGGAATTTTGGTGTCCCAAAATCGCTTTCTGATGTTCAAAATAGTTATATAAGTGGTATTTTCAGTTACTTTTCAAATAAGTATAATGTGCAACTTGAAAACAATTTTGATAGATATGATCTGGATAGAGAATATTACAGATACAACGACTCAGATCCTATCAAAGAGCTTGTTGTTGACTTCATCGACTATCATGCAGTGCTTGACAAAATTTTTGACCAGTTAGGCGGTATGAGTTTTGAAGAAAAGGCTATTAAAGAAGTAAAAGATAAATTGAAAGAAAAATGTTACAACGGCTATCGTGATACATGGGAAATTAAAGTAAAAGGTAATAAATTCACATATACAGGCGGTTATTGTAGCAAAGATAAATATTTTGATTATTACAATTTCGGTAGTACAGAATGGTTACGTGCTTTTATTGATGCGTTGGCATTTAATACATATGGAGAAAAAACACAAGTTTATTCACTGAATCATCTATATAGCTCTTATTCTATAAGACTTGAAGAGGATGATTTTCAGAATGGATTTTCAGCACCAGAGGTCGGAGTCAAGCATGTCAAACTCTTCAAAAATGGAAGGATTGATGTTACTTTTACAGATGCAGAATTTTGCCGTAAATTCGCAAGAGAATGGTGTGGTTATACACTTATTTAGGAGGAATCATATGCACGACTATAAATGGCATAAGGTCAGTGAAATGCTGCCGGATAAATGTGGAATTTATGATGTTAAAATCAAGAATTGCTATGATGAAATTGTAGAAGTCAAAGCATTATATACATATACAGTAGATGAAGGTTTTACATTTTGCCGGTATGGTAGCACGATAACAAGTGTAATTGAATGGAGATATACAAGTCATGAAGTATAAATGTACAAATGAAGTAGTCCCACAGGAAATGAGGGAAGATATCAATACAAAAATTGAATATATTGTAAATAACGATTTGCCAGAAGTAGAAACAGGTATTTCAAAAGATGATATTTTCAATGCATATACTGGATTAGGTGGGCTTCATGGTTTAGAGTTTGCTAACTATGACAGTTACTATGATTACCAGAGAGCGAAAGCCGACATTGAGCAAGGGCAGTTCTTTACACCTTATAAGCTGGTTGAATGGATTTATAATTGCTTACATATTTCAAATACTGATTTGATAGCAGATCTTACTTGTGGACATGGTTCATTTATCAGTTGTGCGCCGGTTGAATCGAATTTTTACGGTTGTGAATTAGACGGGAAGCCGTACAGAGTGGCAAAATACCTTTATCCAGATGCAAAACTGGAAAATACAGATATTCGTTTTTATGAGCCGAAAATTACGTTTGATTATGTTCTGGGAAATCCACCGTATAATCTGAGATGGAGAAAAGATGACAGCAGCTATTTGTCAGAATATTATTATTGTCTGAAAGCTGCGGAACTGTTAAAACCAGCCGGAATTATGGCTATTATCGTGCCTATGTCGTTTTGTGCCGATGATTTCTCTGATGGTGGCATGATTGACGGAATGAATGAGCATTTTAATTTTATCTGCCAGGTAGAACTTGACAAGAATACTTTTAAGCATTTGGGTGTTGAGAATTACAAGACCAAAATAGTATTCTTTCAGAAAAAATCTGAATATATGAAAGAAGTTCCATATAGTACAGAGATACTTTCCGGCGTTACTTCCGATGAAGTATGGGAGCAGTATTTAAAGCCTATTACAGAAGAAAGAGAACAGATTAAAAACAAGATTTTTCTGGAAACTGTAAGAAATAGTAAAGACGATGAAGCGTGGAGCTTTAAGGTTGAGAAACTTCTGTATGATATCAAACGAAATCCGAAAACATGCAGCCAGTATGCAGAATGTTGTGAATATGTCAATAGATATAAGACACAGAAAAAGCCGGATCATATCAAATGGGATGAATGGGAACAACTTAAAATCAAGCCGAAAGACGTTATTAAGCATTTAAAAATGGCGTTACGTTCACAGAATCCAGGACTTGATAGAACTGGTAGAATTATTAAAAACAATTATACATTTGAGTATAATGGCGATTTTATATCTATAAATGATGTTGTGTTGCAAGGCTTTTCAATGGGGCATTTTCAGTCAAAATGGATTGATAAGATCGTGAATAAAAAGCGAAAGATGTATGACATCCAGAATATGCCATTTTCTGAAATGCAACCAAACAAAAAAATAGCAAAGTGGCTTGATGAGTTCACATTGACGGATGATGAAAGAACTATAAAGCTGAATGATGCTCAGAAAGCGGATCTGAATCTATTTATTCAGAAACCGTATAGCTTCATACAGTGGGAACAGGGAAGCGGTAAAACATTCGCCGGAATTGCAATAGGTAAATATCGTTTGCAGCACGACCATGTGAAAAATGTATTTATTGTGAGTACGGCAATCTCAATCAAGAACAACTGGCAGGATGTATTGGATCAGTACGGTATTGATTTTGTTATGATTGAAAGCCTTGCAGATATTCAAAATATCAAAGAAGGTCAGTTTGTAATTATCACTTTAAATATGATGTGTAAATATCATAAATTCATCAAGCGATATGTAAAATCAATCTGCCAGAAAGCCGTTTTGATTTTTGACGAGTCGGATAATATGAGTAATCAAGACAGTAAACGGACAAAAGCCGTATTAAATGCTTTTCGCCGGTTGAAGTATAAAACACTGATGACGGGTACAAGCACAAGGAATAATATCACTGAAATCTATCCTCAGTTTGAATTATTGTACAACAATTCTATCAATATGTTGTCTGAATGTGAGTATATTATGGAACGTAACAAAGATGGAGAACTGGAAGACCAGATAAATGAATATTATTTACAGCCATATCCAGCATATCGTAAGGGTAGTAAGTTATTTGCAGCGAGTCATATTCCAGAGAAAATCACTGTATTTGGCGTATCTCAGTTCACACAAGATATTCTTAATGCAGACATTTTGAAACAGATGATTGATAAGACGATTATCACACGTACATTTGAAGAAATTACTGGCAAACAGCTTTATGAGATTAAACAGATTGCTTGTGAAATGGGAGAAGAAGAGAAACGTCTGTATAAGGTTGCATTGGACGAGTTCTATAAAATGGAATATCTGTTTGCGAAAACTGGAAACAGCCGGAAAGATGCAATGTTGAAAATTTTGAATCAGTTGCTTGCACTTTTGAAGATTTGTGCTGCGCCTCAGACGTTGAGGGAGTACAATCAGTCGATAATGCCGGAAAAATTCAAAACTGTATTATCACTTTTAGACGAATTTTCTGATGAAAGAGTTGCTATTGGTGTGCGTCATATTTCAGTAGTAAATGCATATGCAAAGGAAATCAGAAAAGCGTTTCCGGGCAGACCTGTATTTGTGATTACTGGAAATGAAACTACATTGAAACAGAGAAAGAAAATTGTCAAAAAGTTAAAAGAAACAACAAACGGAATTCTGATAAGCACACAGCAGAGCTTATCTGCAAGTATGAATATTGATTTTGTGAATAAGTGTATTATTCCAGAATTGCACTGGAACAACTCTAGCATGAGTCAGTATTATTTCCGCTTTATTCGTTATACTTCAACGGAATTCAAGCAAGTGTATTTTGTAACTTATGAGAATAGTATTGAAAGCAATCTGTTAAAAATGATTCTTGTAAAAGACAAATTGAATCTGTTTATGAAGGATCAGGATTTGACAGACGATGAACTATATGAACGTTTTGGAGTGGATAGTAATATGCTGCAGAACCTCATGTACAAAGAAAAAACGGAAGAAGGTTATGTAATAAGATGGGGAGATCAAAAAGTATCGTAAAGAAACAACCATATATAAGGAAAGAAATATATTCCATTGATGAAGTGTATAACGCTGTAAAAGACGGACTCTTTGAAGAGAAAAAGACGTTTGTTAATATGGATGGAGATATGATTAAAGCAAATAGTCAGAGATATCAGACGTTTTTCACAAAAGGAATTAAGTGCTGCCGGTGTGGAATCGAAGGTAGATATTTTGCAAAAGAGAAAAATCCGAACGCAAGAAGATATCATTTGAATCTGTATGCAGTAGATCAAGATGGGGAAGAAGTGATGATGACAAAAGATCATATCATCCCCGTTTCCAAAGGTGGCAAGAATACGCTTGAAAATTACCAGACAATGTGCAGAAAATGCAACGTGCAAAAGGGGAATAAATTGGTTTGACATATGATAGAGAAAATATGCGATGGATAGAATACACAAAACTATCTAATGGGCAATCGGCGGTAATCTGCTTTGACAAGAACTATAGGCATGAAATAGGAAGTGGATATGATTATGCAGTTGCTTTTGCCATTGCTAATAAAAAGAAAGTTTTAAGGCAGTGGCTTAATAGTGACGGTTACGGCGATTTAGATATGACAACAACTGGGAAATGTGGTGTTGAGGGATTATTGTGGGCTTTTAAAATGGTTCGTGAATTTATAGGAACACATATGTATGAAAATGATAGAATCATTGTATATGGTTCAGATGCAAGAAGACAAAAGGTATATAGACATTTTCTCACTACTAGATTAGGGTTTGAAGAAATACTTGATCCATACTGGGGAAGATGCCTTGCAAAAAACTTATAAACAAACCAAAATAAATGTTGACACAATAATAAAAATGTGGTATCTTATATATAAAGAAAAACACAACTAATAAAAATTCACGGAGGTATTAAAAATGAAGAAATCAACAATCCCTTACACAGTTATGCAGTTAAAGAAAATGTATGAGAAATCTGGAATCCTGGATTTTGATTGCCCTATTCAGAGAAGATATGGAATGTGGGACGATTATAAAAAGAGTCTGTTACCACATTCAATGCTTGTCGGGTTTGTCATCCCACCACTGTATTTTACAAAAGAAAACAAAGGCACAAGAGATAAAAAGAACAGACCAGTATCTAATTATTCTTGTATTGACGGTCAGCATAGACTTCGCAGCTTATTCAGTTTCATCAATGATGAGTATGCGTTGCATCCAGAAACGCCGGAAGTTGAAATTGATGGAGAAACTTATGAAATCGCTGGATTAAAATTCTCAGAGCTGCCGGAAGAAATTCAGCAGATGATTAACGGATATGTTTTCCCGATTTACAACTTAGAAGAATGCACAGATGAAGAAATCGAGGAAATGTTCTTTAGACTGAATAACGGATCTGGATTAAGTAAAACTCAGATTGCCAATGTAAAACTGGGTATGAATCTGGCAAAATTTGTTAAAGAGATTCTTGCCGGAAAGTTCTTTGAAGATGTTTGCCATTTCACACCGGCTCAGTATCGTAGAGCAGCAGACGAAAAGACACTTTTACAGGCTATGATGCTGTTAGATGTAAAAGATGGAGATTATGAACTTACTTCTATTTCAGAAGGTCAGGTAACAAAGTATGCGGAAAATCTGCATGATTCTTATACAGATGAAAAGCGTGAACGTCTTCTCAAAATTGTCAAGTATCTGGAAGATGGATTCGACCAGAAAGAAAAATTCATGAAGGTTGTAAATATTCCGATTTTCATGTATATGGCAGATGAGGCAATCAACAACGATATCAAAGCAGAAGATTTCTACAAATGGTTTGAGGTTTTCGCAGATAAATATAACCCAGATTGTGCTTATGCACAGTATTGTTCTACTGGATCTATTAAGAAAGAGAAAGTGGAGGGAAGAATCTCTGTTATGAATAAAGATTTTAGAGATTACTTCAAACTCAATGATAGCAACGATGAGGCAGATGAAGAAGTAGAAGTGAAAGAATCTGATGAATCCAGCGAACAGGCTACAGAGTCAAAAACTCCACTGACTGATGATTTTATGGATGATTTAGATAATGAACTTCCATTTTGTTAAATAGATTTGATCGGTGCATGGTGGGTAAACCCTACCGCACCGTAAAAATAAACTATAATCAAACATAAATAAAGGAGAATGCACAATGAAATTGTTTAAAGATGAACGAGGAGAAATATTTTTAGCACCTACAGGGCAGGTTGAGTTCTTATTATCATTTGACGGAGAAATGATTATTGGCAATAAGGATTTATATAAAGAAATTCCGACAGCAGCACCAGAGAAGGATTTTTGCAGCCTAGATGAAAAAACAAAAAGTTTTTCTATTGGTTGTAATCTAAATATGGATGAGTCTATAAAAGTGACAATGGAAATTCTACGCAATGATAAAACAAATAAAAACAAAAGAAAGTATGAAGTGGGAGATAAGTTTTCGTTTGCTTTGAAAAATGGAGAAAGTGTGACAGCACTTGCGGTCAAAGAAGAAGCGGATGGAATGGTCTTTATTTTTGAAGACTGTTTAAGTAAGGCATACTCTATGAATGATAATTTGATGGATATGCTCAATAACGAGCTGTATAAACTATTTCCTGATGAAATTCAAAATGTTATGGTTTCTTTTGGTGGTAACAACATGATTAGAATTCCAACCGAAAAAGAAATTTTCGGTGTTAATAAATATGGCGAGAGAGAATCTGATGATGTAAAACAGTTCGAGCCGATGAAAAAGAGAAGAAACAGAATTGCATTTAGGAACGATGAATTTGAATGGTATTGGTTGAAAAACCGTGGTGTGGAGAGTGCGACTACCTTCGCTCTTGTGCTCGCCTCCGGTAATGCGAACACCTACTACGCCTCTTATTCTCTTGGTGTTCGCCCGCTTTTCAAAATCAGATTTGTAGAAATCTGAAATCTTTAATCTTACCGCCATTTATGGCGGTATGTTAAAGGTTGTAATTAAGAGGATAGGAGCGTGAAAGGAAATGAAGAAAATTCGTAAAATGATTTGCATTGCAGCTATTACAGTGATGGCTTGTTTCGCTTGTACGGCTTGTGGGAAAACTTATCAAGAAGTAATCAATCAAAGTGATACAAGCGAAAGTCTTTGTAATGGGTACTTTACAGTCATAACAGAGTGGGGAGAAAACAGAACATATCGAATTGTATATGCAAACGATACGAAAGTAAAATACTTTGTTGAGGACGGTAGTTATAGTTTTAGCATAACACCATTATATAACACAGATGGCACATTACAGGTGTATGAGGAATAAATAAAATCAGTTTTTTATTGTGAAATATATACTATATATAGATACTATGATTGACGAATGCGCTATATATGGTATCGAGATGGGAGAAAATTATGATAGCAATTAAGTGGTCTGATTATCAGAAATATGGTTGCCCGAAATGTGGGTGCAATTCCGCAAGGAGTGGAAACATAAGCGGTAGAGGAACGGCATCTGGCACTTGTAGAGAGTGCAAAGAAAGTTTTGTAGTGTTAAGCGATGAAGTAACAAAATCTGCATTTGGGTATTGTACTGGTAAAAAGGATTCTCAGGGAAAAGATATTTTTGAATATCCAGAAGTACAAAAACATCCGAGAAACGGGATTCCGTGTCATCAATGGGTGCAGCCAGATCCAAAACCAGAATACGGAGAGTATTGGAATTCAAGAGGAATTGGCTATGATTTGAGCGGATTCGTGAAATCTAAGAAAGCCGGAGAAAGACTTCTGAAAATGGTAAAAGAAGTTTTAGGTAAGGATAAGCCGGAGTCGTGGCTTGATTGGAGAGAGTATGAGCCTGAATGGATTCAGTTCAAATTTCAAGGAAGTGAGTTCGATTTGGAACGGTTGGATAAATTAGCGACTGGAAATTCAAATATTTTGACAAAAGAAATTTTGATAGAATGTAAAATCTGAAAGGAGAAAATTATGAAGTTAGGAAGAATCGTAACAAGTTTATTGGAGAATGATCTGTATAAATTCAGCATGGGACAGGCAATCTATCATCAGTTCTCAGACTACAAGACAACATGGAGTTTCAAATGTCGGAATAAAGACGTACATTTCACAAAAGAAATGGTTAAAGAAATCAGAGAACAGATTAAAGCATATTGTGAGCTGCGGTTCACAGAAGACGAACTGAATTATCTGGACGGTATTAAATGGATTAAAGGATCTTACATTGATTTCCTAAGACTCTGGAAACCACGATATGAAGATTTCACAATTACGGATGATGCAGAATGTGGACTTGTCATTGAAACTGCCGGTACATGGTTAAATACTTCTATGTACGAAATCCCGACACTTGCTATTGTAAATGAAGTGTATTTCAGAATGCAGTATGATTATGGCGAGCTGTTAAGTAGCTTCAAGGAAAGACTGGATAACAAGTATGCAAACCTTCGCAATGGTCATTGGTATTGTGGCACATTTTCAGAGTTTGGACTTCGCCGGAGATTATCTGCAGAAGCACAAGAACTTGTTGTTGAGAAGTTCTCACACCTGAATGATACGGCGCATTGTGCATCAAGATTTATTGGCACTTCAAACGTATTTCTTGCGAAAAAGTACGGAGTTACACCAGTTGGCACAATGGCACATGAATGGATTATGTGTGTAGGACAAGGAAATCACAAGCATAATCCGGCATATTCTAATTGGTATGCACTTGACGCATGGGTTAAGGAATATGGAGTTTTGAACGGTACAGCACTGACAGATACAATTACAACCGACTGTTTCTTGGAAGATTTCCAGCTTACATTCGCAACACTGTTTTCTGGTGTCCGTCATGATTCGGGTGATCCGTTGGTATGGGGCGAGAAAATGATTGAACACTATGAGAAGCTGGGAATTGATACAAAAACAAAAACATTGCTTTTCTCTGATTCACTGGATTTTGAGAGAGCAGATAAGATTTGCCGACATTTCTCAAAGAAAGCAAAAGTCGCATTCGGAATCGGCACATATTTGTCAAATGATACTTGCGTAAGTCCGCTCAATATCGTCATGAAGACTACAAAATGTAATGGTCAGGATGTGGCTAAAATTTCCGATGTTGAAGGAAAAGGAATGTGTAAGAATCCAGAGTATGTGGATTATTTGAAAAGATCAATTGGTTGGAGAATGGAGTCCTCAAAGAAAGCAGAAATGGACGAAAAACTGACTTCATATTTTAAAAGCAGTTTTACGGGAGAAAAGACACCTGTTTTAATGCAGGGTAGTGGGAAAAGCAGAATGTAAAGAAAGGCGGTATCTGAAATGAGTTTTAATGCAAAAGAAATAAAAGATAAGTGCGTAGAGTGGATCAGAGAATGGTTCAAAGAAAATGGGAATCAGTGTAAAGCTGTAATTGGAATCAGTGGAGGTGTTGACTCTTCTGTAGTAGCTGCATTATGTGTGGAAGCATTAGGGAAAGAAAGAGTATACGGCGTGTTAATGCCACAGGACAGCCAGGATGACATTGATTATTCTTATGAGTTATGTGAACATCTGGGAATTGAACATTGTGTTATTGATATTGGTAATACTGTAGAGGATATGTTGACTCTTATGTACATTAAAAGTGGAATTAAAGTTTCTAATCAGACAGAAATAAATATTCCGGCTAGAGTGAGAATGGTAATGCTGTATGCAATTTCTCAGTCGATTGATGGGCGTGTTGCAAATACATGCAATTTGTCTGAGAACTATGTTGGTTACAGTACAAAATATGGAGATGCAGCAGGAGATTTTTCGCCACTAGAAGATTTAACAAAGACAGAAGTGAGAGCGATTGGAAAAGAGCTTGGATTACCAGAACGACTGGTTAATAAAGTCCCTACAGATGGTTTGTGCGGAAAAACTGATGAAGAAAATTTTGGATTTTCGTATGATATGTTGGACGAATATATTAGAACAGGAAAGATTGATGATCTTCCAAAACAGTGTAATATCGAATGTCTACATATGATGAATGAATTTAAGATGAAACCAATGGCACATTTTGAATATATGGAAGAAAATTGAAAGGAATACAATTATGGGTAAGACAATAGCAGCAGAAAAACTTACAAATGAAAAGTTTCTGAATCTGTATAAAGTTCATGCAGAAACAGAGTCAGGAGATCAGATTGGATATTTGGTTGCTTCCAGAGCAAAAGAAGTTGATGGACTAAAAGCGATAAATCATGATGACAAAGTGGATGCTGTGGCAATTTGCGCATTGACAGAAGACGATAAAATGGTGCTGATTCGCCAGTACAGATATGCAATCGGTAGCTATATCTATGAACTTCCGGCTGGACTTGTTGACGATGGAGAAAGCGTTTGTGATGCAGCAATAAGAGAAATGCATGAGGAAACAGGGCTGACACTTGAAATCACAGATTTGCCGATTGGAAATAAGGGCGGTTATTCAAGTGCCGGAATGACTGACGAAACTTGCACACTTGTAGTAGGCAAGGTAACTGGCGAAATTTCCGATAAATATAAAGAAGCGTCAGAAGAAATCGAAGTATTACTTGTAGATAAAAAAGAAGCAGCACGTATCTTAAAAGAAGAAAACGTATGTATCAGATTAGCTCTTGTGCTTATGATGTTTATACATAAGTAGGAGGGCGTTATGACAATACATAAGAAAGGAAAAGAGCGTGACTATGAGAAGAAACGCACGATTGCCAACATAATTGTTATTCTGGTTGCCTTAGTGTTACTTGCTATTATTTTAGTGGTGGCAGTAAAGAAGTCCAACCAAACGGAAAAGAGTGTCACAAAACCAGATTCAGAGTCACTTGTCATTGAAGAATCAATCCAAGAAAATAACGATTCATCATTTGAGCCGGATTCTGAGAGTGTGAAGAAATTTCAAGACAAATATTCTATGGACTGGGGCTTTGTAGATGCTCAGTATCTATTAAAAATAGCAGAATATCATGGTGGAACAAAAGAAGAACGTGCATATACAATTCTTGTAACACTAAATAAAGTATTTGAAGAACGTAGATCCATACAAGATATAGTTCTTGAAGAGCTGTATGATAATGATGGACTGGAATCAGATGACTTTGAAAAAATTGTTGCAACAGATGCAACGAAAGAAGCATTAAATATGATAGTGTATGATCGGTTCGATAATAGTGCTGGATCTACAGAATACAAAGAATTTTATAATTAAACCATAATAAATGGTTGACAAATTAAAAAAAGATGATATACTATAATCAGAAACGAGGTGATATGAAATGTCAGGCACAAACTTGAATCGGATTAAAAACAAGCGTATGCAGAAAAATAACACTTCTGGTGTTACCGGCGTTTCTTTTCATTCAGGAATGGGACAATGGTATGCAAGAATCTCTTTTAAAGGGAAAACGTATAGCTTGGGTTATTTTGATGAACTCGATGATGCGGTTAAAGCCAGGAGAGATGCGGAAAAGAAGTTGCATGATGGTTTCATATCTCAAATAAGCCATAATAAAGTTATAGAAGTGTAAAGGAGAAAAGGATGATTAAACAGTTAATCCAGACAAAAACAAAAGTATTAAGTTCAAATACTGTTATTGATTGTGGCAGCGGTGATGTTGCTATCGGCATGGCAGATGTAAAGGGCACACCAAATGTGCTTATTACATTTTCTGATATTCCACAGCAGGAAGTCGGTTCAAATGTAAAAAATAAAGATATTATCGGTACGCCGGTTGTAATATCTTTTGATTCTGTTGAGAGTATCAAGGTTCTGAATAAGTTTGTACAGGTTGCAATGAATAAGCTGAAAAAGAAAGAAGAGGCAGCAAAGAGAGCAGCTTTACCGCATTTTGTTGTAAAGACTGAAAGTATTATGATTCCGAGTTCTTTCAAATGTACAAATCCGAATGCAGAGAAGATTATGAGTTGCCAGCAGTATTTCAATGAAAATGGAAAGCTGGACGAAGCCATTGACGTAACAAGCACCCTTACACTTACAGATGGATATGTGAGATATCTGGTTGCAAAATACAATAAACTGGAAAAGGTCGAAGTTGTTGCAGCAAACGGCATTGATATCAAAGTCGGAAACCAGGTTATCAAATTTACATCAGACGATATCAGACTTTCTTATGGTCTTGGAAAAGATGATGAAACAGGTGAAAAGAAGTTCTACTTATCCATTATAAACGGTGGTAAGAGATATGAAATTCCAGCAGAGGATAATGTAGAGGCTGCCACAATGGTTAAGAAGATCACAAATGTATTTGATGCAAAAATCGGGATTGCAGCAGTTAGCACAATGAACTTTGGATTAAAAGAAAGACTTGAAGAAGCCGGTATTACTGTTGCATACGCATAACAAACAAAAATAAAGGACAAAACATTATGATTTACAATATAGTTGGAGATTTATTAAAACAGGATAAAGTAGATATAATTTGTCATCAGACAAACTGTAAAGGTGTGATGGGTGCAGGAATCGCATTTCAGATTAAAAGAGCTTATCCAGAAGTATTCAAAAAGTACAAAGAGTTTTGTGATGAATATGAAAACATTTTACTTGGAAGAACATTATTCGTAAATTGTAATGACGGAAAAGTTGTTGCAAATCTGTTTGGTCAGGATAGCTATGGTAGAGGATTCTGCCAGACAGATTATGTGGCACTTGAAAAGGCAATTGCTACGGTGGCAAAAACCGCAGCCAAATATAAAAAGAGCGTCGGATTTCCGTACAAAATTGGTTGTGATTTAGCCGGTGGCGATTGGTCAATAGTAAGCAAAATCATAGAAAAATATTTTATGGATTCTGAGGTGGATTGCTACATCTGTTCGCTAACACAGGAACAGGAGCATGAATGTTAAATAAGAAAGAATTTATAAATGTGGTCAGTGGCACTACTGGAAAATCTAAAAAAGAGGTTGAAAGTGCCGTTGACCTGGTGCTTGAAGGTATCAAGTATGCCTACAAGTATTATGATGGTGTAAAGTTCGTTGGTTTTGGTACTTTTAAGAAAAAGACAACGAAATCACGAATGGGCACAGATCCAAACACACTTGAACGAATTAAAATCGAGTCAAATGTGTTACCAAAATTCATTCCGGGAGCAGAACTGAGAGGAATCTTTGCTTAGTTCCCGGAAATTCAAAAGAAAGTGCAGATAAATTATGAGAGCGTTCAGGAGTGGAAAAAGAGACTTTGTAAAAGACGAGATAGTATTTGTTGTTGATAAGCTAGACAATTTTATGAATATATTGATTGGCAAAATCAATACATACGCTGGTTATGGAAAATACTATGTTGATTTATATACGGTTACGGAGAAAAAAGAAGATATTGATCCGAACCTTAATATCAAAATTGGAGATGATGCTGGTATTAGAGAGTGGATTAACAGAGGGTATTTAGTATTACGGTCAACCGTTGAACATTACCATAAAAAGCATCCAGATTCTCCATTATATATTGTTGAGCGAAAAGATAATATTTTTCATTCTTGGAAAGATTCGGTGGATGAATTTAACCGAAGGAAAGAAGAGAAGAAAGTCGAAGAAGAACGGCGCAGCAATATGACAGAATATCAGCTTTGCAGAGAAGACAATGCTGTATATTTGAAAAAGTGTGGTCTTTCCGATGAGGAAATTTCTGAATGTCTCAATTTGATTGATGAAAATGATTCACTACCAGATATGGAAGATATTGATATCAGACGTTTTGGGAATGAGGTTCAGTGGAAATATCGTAGTAAATGGGAGAAGTTAATTGAACTTAACCGACCAGAGGAAGAAAAGCATAGTGAAAAATACTATGCAAATATATACCATGTGTGGGATATGGATCAAGAACCTGTTTTTAGAGGGTATACCAATGAATCGCCGGAGTCTTTGTTTGAGAAATATAGTGATTATACAGAGTATTATTTTCACGTTGCCAACAAAGAGTGGAGCATCGAAAAAGGTCTTGAAATTCCAGTGGGATATGGTAGTTGTGTTGCAGCAGATGAAAATGGAGAGTTAAAACCGGCACTTGTTATAGAGTATTTGACAGAACATGGTTCTTTCGAGCTGGTTGGTGGGAAACTTAGACATTTTGACATTTCCATTGATTATAAACATAGCGTAAATACTTTTTGGATTTCTGTGCTTTCAAAAACCAAACTGAGCAACCAGGAAATCCGTGAATGGTTCTTAAAGAGAATCGGAAAAGTAACGGGGAAATATGAAGATCTTTTCAAAGAGAAAATCAATGAGCTGGACATCAGAAAAGCATAAGGGGATGAAATTGGATTCGATTGGGCATGGAACGGATATAATTCGCAGGAGTGACTACCTAATAGTCAAACTTAAAATAAACGCTGAAGAATTAAGAATGGTAGCGTAAGCTATATCAGTCTGTGAGATTGGGATATTGGTAATAGGCTGTATTAAGAGCTAATATCCAAAAGGAGAATGTTTTCTCTGTAAGTTGACTCTTCAAAAAACAACAGAGTGGTGGACGTTGTAAGAAACCTTTACAAACCCAAAAACGGAGTAGTTACCTGATTCACTGGGGCAACCGTTTTCAAACAAAATGCCCGAATGAATGGTATTGCGTAAAAGATTATATAATTAGTACGTGTTTAAGACGGGGGTTCGACTCCCCCCATCTCCACTGTAATAGCTGGTTATTGTTGTTACGGCTATTACTAAAAACCTTTCTATCTAAATAACGGGGCGATGTAAAAATCGTCCCAAATAAAAAATCACACAACTTTAAACAAACAATAATAAAGAAAATGCTTGCAAAAGCTATAAAAGTATGATAGTATATATATTGTAAAGAAGAGCTAAAACAAATACGAAGGAGTGAAAAGATGTATTCAATTAACAGACAGGAAACAATTAACCCAGACTTTGATATGATTAACAGAATTGTGGACAAGCTCAATTCAAAGTTTGATCCAAACGATGCATACCATCACAGTAATGCAGAATCAGAAATGTTTGAGTTCCAGATGAAGATAGACGATAAACGCCGGGAAGCATGGCAGATCGTATTCATGGGGCATCACACAGTAGCAAGCGGTAGCTTTTTTGGATTTGATTATTCAGATTGTCAGGAAGAAGAGTATATTACACTGGAAGGAAAAAATGAAAGAAAAATTTATATGCTTGCAGTATCAAATACGGTTAATGTAATCACAAAATTCATTGAATTTATTTCAATGTCTGATACTTCTTATCAGAACAAAAAGAAATGGATTGACACATTAAAGAAAGGTCTTGAAGACGAAGAGTAAGCCATAATAGCAGAAAGGGGCAGTATTATGGAAGGATATATTATTGATGGAACATCTGCAAGAATCATCAATTTCCCGACAGTAGAGAAGACTTTAGAAGTAGTTGAAAAACCTGAAAAGAAAGGTAACTACAAGAAAAATTATAAAGTTGGCGAAAAACAGGAAGTATATCCGTTCCGTACTCAGGAGGATCTGGAACTGATGTATAACCATTTCGTAGAGAAAAAACAGTATCGCAATGCTTTAATGTTCGTTATTGGAATCAATGTAGGGCTTAGAGCAAGTGATTTGTTGGAATTGAAATGGAGTCAGATTTTCGATGAAGATGGTAGTATTGCGAATGGAATTACAGTCAAAGAAGATAAGACTGAGAAGTTCCGTACATTTTACCTTAATGAATCATGTAAAACTGCCATTATTGAATATTATAACGGTTTAAAGAAAAAACCGGCAAAAAGCGAATATGTTTTCAGTAGTCGAAAAGGAGATGGACATATAGAAGTTCGTCCGGCTGGTCTTATTCTGAAAAATGCTGCAAAAGCCGTAGGTATCAAGTATAATGTCGGCACTCATTCAATGAGAAAGACTTTTGGTTATTGGCAGTTAAAAGCTCATAAAGATGACGCTTTGTTTTTATGCCATTTACAAGAAATGTTCAATCATTCAAGTCCGCAGATTACATTAAGGTATTGTGGTTTGGCAGAAGAGGAAATGGAACAGTATTATAATGATGTGAATTTGTTATAATATAAACAGACATAAATAAAGGAGAAACAATGGTTACATGTAAAGATTACGCTCAGTACTTAGAAAGAAAGATCCAGAACTGGCAAGTAGTTTGGCATATAAGGTGGGTAAAATCGTTGGGTTTGATGGTACAACATGGACATTTAATGTCAAATTTGGCGATGAAGAATATTCACTTAGAAGATATCAGTTGGAGGAAATATCTGAAAAAGAGTTGCAATTAGTTAATTCCATTTCAGGTAATTGGAAGAAAATGAGTTCAGTGCAGAGTTATTATGTGATTGCCGGAATGGATTTATCTGCATTTAAAACAGACAAATATAAAGGATGGCAATGGTCTGAGGCATGGGAGAACTACACATGTAATCAGTCAAGAGGAAAAATTCAGTTGTTCGATGATCCAACGTATTTATATATTGGATATATTCTGGCAGCAGGAGATGAATACGGTTTTAATACCGCTATGATAAAGCCGGAAGAAGTCAAAGAACATCAACAGCAAGTAATCGAGGAAATAAAACGACTGGTAAAAATTGGGGTTATATCTGAAAAAGTATTAGACTCTATTGATTACGGTCTGATTGTTTTTGCAGATTATAGATAGGAGTATTATGAAAATAGTAAATAATTGCATTGATTGCGTATATGATTTTCAAATGAGAGAATCATGTCGTGATAAACTTGTACATGCAATGCCAACAGATTTAATAGCAAGAATGACTTCTGTTTTGGTTATCAAACCGTATGGGGATAAATTCTATGTTGTAAAATCAAGATACGAGAGGGAACTTCTTTATAACAAATTACTTAAAGAAGATTTTAAGGTAATTTCCAATTCGGATTTTGAAGGTTATAAGGATTGGATTGAATTTGCGGAAAGAGTAAGAGAGCTAATCAATCCAGGAGAATGTGTCATATATAAGATGAACAACAAGAAGTTCGATGAAAATTATAATTTGGTGCGGAATACAAATTACAGTACAAACATCTATTCGTTGTATAAGAGGGTTATGAAACGTGATCCGAGAGCCATTGATGAAATCGAATCTCTTGAAGAAGCAAAAGAAATTATAGGTATGATGCTTGGAAACCACTATATGCATAACACGGCATATGAAATGCTTAAAATTTTTGGAGGGAAACAACGATGATTTATATTACAGGAGATATTCACGGTAGTCCAGAACGCTTGGGTGTACATTCCTTTTATGAACAGAAGGAAATGACAAGAGATGATATCGTGATTATTTGCGGAGATTTTGGTATGGTCTGGGAAGAAAGTGGAGAATCTGCATCCGAGCGGTACTGGCTGAAATGGCTAGAAGATAAGCCGTTTACAACCGTGTTCGTGTGCGGAAACCATGAAAATTTTGACAGACTATATCAGTACCCAGTGAAAGAGTGGCATGGTGGTAAAGTTCATGAAATTCGCCCACATGTATTACATTTAATGCGTGGAGAAGTCTTTGATATTGAAGGATTGAAATTTTTCGCATTTGGTGGGGCAAGCAGCCATGATATCAGAGATGGTATTATTGATCCGGCAGAAGATGAAAACTGGCGTGAGACAGTTAAAGAATGGTATAAAGCCGGGAAGATGTATCGCATTAAAGGTATTTCGTGGTGGGAACAGGAGCTTCCGACACAAGGGGAAATGGATAGCGGTATTAAGAACCTTGAACGTATTGGAAATAAAGTAGATTACATTATCACTCATTCGCCATCTGCAAGTGTGATTGCACTGTTAGGGCATGGATTGTATGAACAAGATGTACTTACAAGATACTTGGAAGATATTCGATCTAAGGTAGAGTATAAGAAACATTTCTGCGGTCATATGCATGTAGATAAGGCAGTTAATGAAAAAGACATTATTCTGTATGAGCAGATCATCCGGCTTGCTTGACAAATTTGTAATCTATGCTATAATATTAACATGCAAAAATAAAGGTTGACAGTCAACAAATAATATGATATCTTATAGGAGAAGCAAATAGTGAATATAGTATTGATTATTATTTTGTTCGGCTTTATATATGGAAGCAGCTATTTCAGATTTCATGAACCATACGGATTGAATAATACATACAATGCTTTAGGTTATTATATGTTATCAGTAAAATGGTGGAATATTGAATTCAACTGGTGTACATATAAAAACAAATGGCAAGTTGATATTAAGCTGAGATTTATAAGAAAATGGAAGCCGAGAAGATATAAAGAGGTATATGTGATATTTAATAGTGCAGGAGTAAGAACCTACACTTTAAATATATATTAAACAAACAATAATAAAGGAGAAAGACAAATGAGAACAGGATTAACAAGCTCTCAGGTAACAAAGAACAGAGAAAAATATGGTTCAAATAAGTTACCAGAAAAGAAACTAAAAACAGGATTTCAGTTCTTCATGGAAACATTTGAAGATAGACTGAACCAGATTCTTTTAGCAATGATGATTGTGTTTACGGTTTTAGCCGTATTCGGGCAAGGATCATATTCAGAGCCGATAGGTGTTGCGGTAGTATTACTTGCAATTGCATTTATTGGAATGAATACAGGATTGAAAAGCCAGAAAAGTGCAAAAGAATTGAAAGACAGAACTTCGATTCATTATTGTAATGTAATCCGTGATGGAAAGGTTGAGCATATCAACTCAAATGATTTGGTTGTTGGCGATCTTGTAATTATTCAGTCCGGCGAAGCAATTTATGCAGACGGATATTTAGTAGAAGGAAATGTAAAAGTTGATAACTCCGTTTTAAATGGGGAATCAGATCCTTGTAAAAAGACACCGTGGGAAAATGAAGATTCATCCCCAATTATTATAGGTGGGAAACGACATGCAAATTCAAATGATTATGTAGATTCGTATTCATTATTTGCAGGCACAACAGTAACAGACGGAGAGGGAAAGATGGTCGTTACAAACGTAGGTGTTAATACTGTAAACGGTCAGACAATTTCCACAATTGATGAAATTGAAGAAACAAAGACATCACTAGAGATTCAGTTAGATGATCTTGCTGGACAGATTAGTAAATTTGGATATATTGGAGCAGCTATCATCGTTGCTGCACTGATTGTAACGAACATCATTCAGATTGGTGGTATTGCTGAATACCTTAATATTGGTTGGATTGGTATTTTAAAAAATGTCCTTACAATAGCAGTTACGGCACTTACAATTATTGTTGCAGCAGTTCCAGAAGGGCTTCCGCTGATTATTAACCTTATTACAGCACAAAATGCGAAGGTAATGATTAAACATAACGTGCTTGCGAAACATACAAATAAGATCCCGGAAGCTGGGAATATTCAGTTGCTTTGCACAGATAAGACAGGAACTCTTACGGTAGGTAAACTTGTGCCGGTTGAAAATGTGATGGGTGATAAAAATGAAGTACCAAAAGATTCAGTAATTGAAAATATGTTTAAGTTAAACGTAGCGTTAAATAGTAGTGCTATGTATGATGAGAATAAAAACATTGTTGGTGGTAATGCTACAGAACGTGCATTGCTTACAATGATTTCAGATAGAGAGTATAAAGAATTTACGGATTCTGTAGAAGTCACAAACAGAAAAATTTTCAATAGTGCAAATAAGTTTAGTGCTGTTGAAACGAGTGGAAAAGATGAAAAGATTACTTATTATAAGGGTGCGCCTGAAAAATTGATTGATGCAGCAGTTTCTTATGAAACAACAAATGGAATCAAACCAGTTGAAAAGGAAAAATTAAAAGAGATTGTTAAATCATATGCTACAAAAGCTATGAGAGTAATTGCAACTGGATATAGTAAATCCGCATTACCAGAGGAAGGATTCCCGGATGATTTAGTTCTTGTTTCTTTGGTTGCTATTCGTGATGATGTCCGTCCAGAAGTACCGGAAGCAGTTGCGAAAATGCATGAAGCTGGTGTACAGGTAATGATGGTAACGGGGGATGTCATTGATACAGCAAAAGCTATCGCAAAAGACGCTGGGCTGATTACAAGCAAATCTGATATTGCAATGTCAGCTATTGACTTTGATGCACTGTCAGATGAAGAAGCAAAAACAAAACTTCCTTATATTAAGGTTATTGCAAGAGCTACACCAAACACAAAACTCAGAATCGTGCGTTTGGCACAAGAACTTGGTCTTTGTGTAGGTATGACTGGCGATGGAACAAATGATGCACCAGCACTGAAAGCTGCAGATGTTGGATTCTCAATGGGATCTGGAACAGACGTATGTAAAGAAGCTGGAGATATTATTATCACAGATGACAACTTTGTATCTATCACAGATGCGGTTCTTCTTGGAAGAACATTCATGCACAACGTTATGAAGTTCCTGAAATTCCAGTTGCCTATCAATGTAGGTCTGGTAATTCTAAGTATTTTATATCCGATTATCATGGCTGTAGAAGCAGTCGCAGCAGTACAGATTCTTGTAATCAATATCGTTATGGATTCTCTTAATTCTCTTTCCTTTGGTGGTGAACCAGCGAAAGACGAATACATGAAAGAAAAACCTATTCCAAAAGGTTCAAAACTTCTTTCAAAAGAAACTATCGGTCAGATTGCAGTATCAGTTGTAGCGTTTATCGGAATTTTTGGAATTACTCTGTTACCAGCAGTACAAAAAGCATTTGGAAATAATGAGGCTGTTTATGCGACAGTAAGATTTGCACTTTTGGTTATGATGGCAATTTTCAACGGATTTAATATCAGAACAGATGGTTTTAATCTGTTTAAAGGCATCAGCAAGAATATACTCTTCATTGAGATTGCGGTGGCAATTTTCGCTTTGACATTCGTTCTTGCACAGTTTGGTGGAGAAATTATGGGATGTACAGCACTGACAGCTACACAGTGGGCTATCACAGTAGGATTAGCATTTATGATTATCCCAATTGATCTGGTAAGAAAAGCCGTTATCAGAGTAAAAAGAAAGTAGGTAATAATATGGTCATGAGAGATAGAGAATACAAAACGGTTGAAAATATTATATTGATTTGTTATACAGTTGGATTAGTCCTTACATGCGTAACAAAATTTATACCATTTATATTTTTAACGGTTGCAGCACATCCTATTTCGCTTGCTATATTAAACAATAATAAATGTGGGAACAGAACAAAAAACTGTTCCCCAAAACAAAAAAGTTCAATAAGAAGGAGAAAACATTATGGTAAGTTTGGTAAAAGGACAGAAAGTTGATCTTACAAAAGGGAACGCAGGGTTAAAGAAAATTCTTGTCGGTTTAGGATGGGACACAAATAAGTACGATGGAGATGATTTCGATTTAGACGCATCTGCATTTCTGCTTGATAAAAATGGAAAAGTGACAACTGATAAAGACTTTGTATTCTTCAACAATCTGGTACATCCGAGTGGAGCAGTAAAACATATGGGAGACAACCTTACTGGATCTGGCGATGGAGATGATGAACAGATTATTGTTGACCTGGCAAAAATCCCGGAAAATATCGAAAAAATTGCATTTACAGTAACAATTTATGAAGCAAACAGTAGAATGCAGAATTTCGGTATGGTGTCTAATGCGTATATTCGTATGTCAAACGAGGAAACAGGCGAAGAAATGATTAGATATGATCTTGGGGAAGATTATTCTACAGAAACATCTATGGTTCTTGGAGAGTTGTATCGTCATAATGGCGAGTGGAAATTCAATGCGATTGGTGCTGGTTATGCTGGCGGTTTAACTGCACTTTGCAATGGATATGGATTATAAAGGGAGGAAACGAAAATGGCAGTTAGTTTAACAAAAGGTGAAAAGGTAAATCTTTCAAAAGTGGTGGAGAAACTGGCGAATGTAACCGTTGGTCTTGGTTGGGATGCAGCGGAATACGGAGATAGTATTGATTGTGATTCTTCTGTATTTGTACTTAAAAATGTAGTTGGAAAGTCTGGAATGTTCGGCTTATTTAAGAAAGAAGAGAAAGCAAGATTAGTAAATGATGAGGATATCATTTACTATGGTCACAAAAAACATTCAAATGGTTGTATCAAACATCATGGAGATAATTTGGTTGGTGGCAGTGTAGGTGATGATGAGCAGATTTCAATAAATTTGAAAGAAATGCCGGAAGATGTTACTAGACTGGCTGTTGTAATCAATATCTATAATTGTAGAAACAGAGGGCAACATTTTGGTATGATTAAAAACTGTTTTGCACGTATTGTAGATGATGCGACCAAAGAAGAAATCTGCCGATATAATTTATCAAATGACTATAACGGTTGTACAGCACTGATTGTGGCTGAGTTCTACAGAGAAGATGGAGAATGGCATTTTGAAGCTGTTGGAAAAGGCACACATGATGGCAGTATTTCAGAACTTGCAAGAAGATACAAATAGAGTGGAGGAAAAGTAGATGTCAGTAAGTTTGAATAAAGGTGATAGAGTCGAACTTTCAAAGGACAGCAGAGTGAATGCGGTTTCCGTGTGTTTAGGTTGGGACACAGCTAAATACGATGATGATGGAGATTTTGATTTGGATGCGTCTGCATTTGTTATCGGTAGAAATGGCATGACAAGAAGAGATGAGGATTTCATTTTTTACAATAATCTGCAGCATCCTAGTGGTGGTATCACTCACAGTGGAGATAACCTTACCGGCGGTGGAGATGGGGATGATGAAGTAATCAAAGTCGTTCTTAATAAACTTCCAAAATATGCCGAAAAGGTTGTGTTCTGTGTAACAATTCACGAAGCAGAGAGAAGAATGCAGAATTTTGGAATGGTCGAAAACTCTTTCATTAGGGTGGTTGATGACAATACTGGTAGTGAGATTACACGTTACGACTTAAAAGAGAAATTCGGAGATTCTACTGCAATTATCGCAGGTGAAATCTACAGAGATGGATCTGGTTGGAAATTCCACGCTGTAGGGGATGGATTCAATGGTGGACTTTTCGACTTATGTGAAAAATTTGGAATTGAGGTAAAGTAAAATGACAGTAGGTACAAGTAATTTAGTGATATTCGTTATTGCTATTATCCTGGTTGTTGGAATTATTGCACTGATTTTGAATAAGACATTTTTCAAACAGCTTGTGATTAAATACAGAGGAAGAACAGAAGAGATTGCAAGACAGGATGCAGCGACACCACAAGGTGCAACGGATTATTTCAATAATGCAATCAGAGAAAAAGAAACTTTATATGGGGATGCAGAACGTTCATATGTTGAGATTGCTGGAAAATTAGACGAGTCCGAAAAGGAACAGTATCATTTGAAGAAAGAGCTTATGAAGATTGACAAATCTATCAATGATTGCCTGGACGCAAATGATGAAAACGGTGCTAGGCAGTATGCAATGAAGAAAATCACGATTCAACAGAAAATTGATACTCTGAAAGATACAATCGAAGAATTCAAGAAAGCGAAGGATCAGCAGGATGAAATCAGAAAAGCAGTAAAACAGGAACTTGACGAACTCAAAGAAGAGAAAGAAAGAACCATTTACCAGATGGAAGCGGATCAGCAGATTATTCAGCTTCATGAAGGTATGAATGCAAGTGCAAGTTCAAGTGAGAGCGACCACATGCTTGAAAGAGTACGTGAAGGTGCTAAGAAGACCAGAGAACGTGCAGCCGGAGCGCAGATTGCCTATGATACAAGTGCAAAAGCACAGGATCGTAGACTGGAAGCCCAGGCAAGAAACAGAGAGGCAGACGAACTTCTGGCAGAAATGAAAAGAAAAAGAGGTAACAACTAATGATTGTGCTTAATATTGGAGTTTTCTGCTTGTGTATAGTTGTTCCGTTTGTAACTGGCTACTGCGTAGGACGCAAGAAAAGAAAGTAACATGAAGTAGTAGTTGGTGAAATATCCAACTACTATTTTTAAATAGAGAGGTAAGTAATGAAAATAATTGATCCGAATTTGGACGGAATTACCCATATCAATGTATATAGTGGCAGCAGGACAGAACTTGGTAGAATGCTGAGTAACTTCTGCCGGGAAGAGATATATACAAAAGATGGGTGGTTTATGTCGGTTGAAGCGTATTGGTTCTGGCTAGGTATTTCGCCGGATTGTAAAGAAAGAGAATGTATGCGTGATTTATTCGGTTATCAGGCAAAGGCAAAAGGTACATATTTGAGAGAAGTATATCCCGGAGAGCAGATAGAAGATTTCCAGGACAGAATCATTCGGGCGATATGGTACAAAGCCAAAAGACATACAGACTTATTTTTGCCGGAATATGAAAATCTGCCACTGAAACATTACTATGTCAACAGAAACGGATCAGTGAGAGATGTGTATGGCAAATACTGGTGGATGATGGAAGCCGAAGAGAAAATGAAGAAATACATTTATGAGGTTAAGAAACAGCTATGAAGAAATTGAAAGTAGTTGCGTTATTAGTAGTTATGATGTGTGGATTGGTCGGTTGTAAAGAAGACGTAGAAGTACATACGGAATATGCTAAAGCACAGCCATTACAATTATATATAGAGGAAGCCGTACAAGAAACTGCAGAACAAGTAAAAGTAAGTGCTGAGATTGCTATAGAGGAAGCGGAGAAGGAATTTTCGCCATATTATGTTGCGGTCAGCTCTTTAAATATCAGACAAGCACCAGATGTAAATTCTTCATTGGTTGGCAGCTTGATATTTGGCGATTGTGTAAATGTGTATATAGATGGAGAATGGGCAGAACTTGATAACGGTACATATGTAAGTGCAGAGTGTTTGACAAGTGAATTGCCATATACAGCTTATGCAGCACCGTACACAAGCGGAATGAAAAGTTATATGCCGTATAGTGTTGGAGATAGAAGTATTTTCGCACAATCAAGTAATCAGTACAAATTACAAGAATTATGCAACACTGGAAATTACGGCATCAGGCAATATAATGGCAGATATTGTGTGGCGATTGGTAGTTATTTTGGAACTGCAATCGGACAGTATTTCGACTTGATTTTAGAGAATGGCGTTTCAATACCTTGTATCATGGCAGATCAGAAAGCAGATTGCCATACAGATGATAGTAATATTGTTACGGTTGCCAATGGTTGCATGACTGAATTTGTGGTTGATTTTGTCAACCTGAATGGCAATGCAAAAAGAATGGGAGATATATCTTACTGTTCTGAAGATTGGAAATCGAGAGTTGTTGAAGTAAGAGTGTATGATATGAATGCACTTTCTGAATAGGAGAGTTGAAGTGGAGAAAGAAGATATCAAGAAATTATGCGAAGAACGTGGAATTACATATAAAGCGGATTTCATGGACGGACTGAGTGAAAAACAGTTCGATGAAGGGTGTATCAAGCTCTATATACCGGCAGATGGTAACGGCGGTTGTGGAGAAGGAATCTGGGGTTGGATTACGCCGGAAGATAAAAAGAAGTATATGGACGATAATTTCTATGGAGAGATTAAAGCTGTACTTTGCAATGATCCAATTAACTATTTTGGAATCCTGTTTTGGGGTTGTGAAATTCCGATTATTTGCCAGGGAGAAGACAGACCAATACTTTCGGAAGACTACATTAAAAATGTGTTACTTCCAATTGTAAACAAACAAAAATAATGAATGGAGAACATAATGAAAGAATTAGATATGAACTGGGAGCTTTTGGCGAATAAGGATTATGCGTTTCTGACGGAAAGCCCCCCCTTAGGTAATAATATTCTTCTTTTGACTTTGGGCGGTTCTCACGCATATGGAACAAATGTGGAAACGTCAGATATTGATGTCAGAGGAATTACTTATAATCCAATTGATTCTTTGCTTGGAAACAGAGTTTTTGAGCAGTACGAAGACGAGACAACAGATACCGTTGTGTATGGATTGAATAAAATGTTCAGGTTGTTATTGGAGTGTAACCCAAACACTATTGAGCAGCTTGGTTCTAAGCCGGAGCATTATATCATTCTCAATGATGATGGTAAAAAGCTGATTGAAAACAGAAAAATCTTTCTTTCTAAAAGAGCGATTTATACTTTTGGCGGTTACGCAAATTCACAGTTACGCCGGTTGCAGAATGCGTTGGCAAGAGACAGCTATCCACAGGCAGAGAAAGAAAAACATATTCTTGGATCAATCAGAAGTGCAATGAACAGTATTATTGAGAAATTCCATACAGTTAATGGAAAATTGATTGAATATAATTTTTCCAATGACAATGGAAAAATGGTTCATGCATATAAGGAATACAACCAGAAAATGCAAGAAATGGAACAGTTTAGGAGCTTTGAGTATGGATCACTCAACCTTTACCCGGATAAATCAGATAGAGAGGGAATGGACGTTGAAATCTATATGGACGCTTGCTTACATCATTATCCACTGAGAGATTACAAGGGTATCTGGAATGGTATGAATACTATCGTAAAGGATTACGAAAAACTGGGCAAGCGAAATACGAAGAAAGATGACATGCATCTTAATAAGCACGCACAACATTTAGTCAGACTGTATCTTATGTGTATTGACATTCTTACAAAAGAAGAAATCATTACATATCGTGCCGATGAACATGATCTGCTTATGAGCATTAGAAACGGGGAGTTCCAGAAGCCGGAAGGTGGTTATCGCCCAGAATTCTTTGAGTTAGTTGATGACTTGGAAAAGAAAATGAAAGATGCAGCAGAAAATACAAGTCTGCCGGATCGTCCAGATACAGAAACGGCTTATGAAATGCTTGTGGAAATGAACAAAAATCATATTCTGAAGATGGAAGAAATATTTTGAAAAAACGAAATAAATTTGATAAAAACGAAATAATTATTGCTGGTGACATATCTTATATTATTTTATATAACAAAAATAATGAAGAAGTTGCAAAAACTAAAATAGATACGTTCAATGTAAATTTGGTATCAAATTTTAAATGGTATTTAAGACCTGATGGGTATGTTGCTACCAATAATTATAATGGAACATATAAATATTTACACAGATTAGTGTGTCCAGATAAAGACAAAGTATATATTGACCATATTGATAGAGATCGCTTGAACAATACTACAGAAAATTTAAGAGGTGCTGATGGATCGGAAAATGGGATGAATAAAGGTATTAGAAGCAATAATACAAGTGGAAAAGTTGGTGTCCATTGGTCAAAAGGTAATAATAAATGGTGCGCAATGATATGTGTAAAAGGAAAGCATAAGAATTTGGGATATTTTGATAGTTATGATGATGCTGTAAAATGCAGAATTGAAGCAGAAGATAAATATTTTCAAAGTTTCAGAGCGAAAAATGAACGAAAGGAAGAATCATTATGACGGAAGCACATATTAAAGAAGCAACAAAAATGTTAGATTGGTTCTTCGATAGATGCGGTAAAGTTCCGCACTATAAGGGAATGATGTACGTGAAAAACGCCGACAACTTAAAGATATTACTTGATTCTGTTGTTGGTCGGATTGAGAAAGAAAACTCACAGCAGATTGAGAAAATCTATAATGAAGAAAATTCATATACGGTACATTTCAAGAACGGAAGTCATTTCTCTTTTGTGGTTGTTGATACAGTGGTAGTAGTTGGAGAACATTGCCATGTGCTGTTTGTGGACAGTAAAATCAGAGAGCTTGAATTAAGAAGCCTTGCGCCGGTAATTGATCCGTGTACAATGCCGGAAGGAAATGTAATGCTTAATCCGAAACCACTTTATTTGAGCATGGATTAAGGTGAAAGCAATGCAGATAGATAGAATCAAATATACAATGAAACATAGAAAAGTGTTCCGGGCAGTTGAAAAACAATTGCTTGGACACAATACAATTCGTGGTTACTTGCATGACCTGGATAAAGTGTTTCTGTATATGATTATGGACTATAAGCGTGCCCATAAGATACATAGAAGCCATTCCAGACACCACACTTTGAAAGCAAGGACACATGCGGATTATGTACAAATGGTTATAGACTGGGAATGTGCCAGACTCACAAAGCCGGACAAGCAGATGAATGCCAGAGAAACACTGGATAAGCTATATCCTGAGTTAAAAGATAAGGTTTTGCCGGTAATTGAAGAACTTGGATTATAACCAGATAAAAAGTAAATTTTATTTAGAAATAAGTGCTATATATGGTATTTAGATATAGTTATTATACTAGATATAGTATAAATGTGGAGGAATGATTATGGTATTACCGATTGTGGTAAATACAGATAGGAAAATTGCCATTGATAAATCAGAATATAATCATGGCATGGAAAATGGGTTATTTCTGACAGAAGATGGTTCGCTTGGCATAAAAAGAAAAAATGGTGAGTGCTTTGATTTGTATGGAAAAGAACTGAATGTATCTGGGGTGATGGGATATAAATGTTATGTAGAAGGTGGAATTAAAGGTATTGGTATTGAAGGGCAAACTAAAGAGTCATGGAGTGGCGATAAAATGTCAACACATTCTGGGTATGGAGTAATGACTATAACACGCCAGCAAGTGAATCCACCTACAACATTATTCGGTAGCTCGATTAAACATGGAAATGTTATCAATGTTACTATTTCTCATGCGGATTTAAAACGTGGAATAAATCATGACTGGTATCATGCTAATGGAAGAATCTGTGAAATTGAATTATCTTTGTCTCAATTTGCAGATATGATTACATCTATTGGAAATGGCGATGGTGTTCCTTGTACTATCCATTTTACAGAACGTGACGGATATATTCCACGAATTGATTATGAAAGCAAGATTGAACAGCATCGTGGTGAATTCAAGGATCAGTTGTCAGATGTTAAAAGTTCGATTAAAAATGCGTATGATATAGCTGAAGAATTATTTTCATCGAAGAAAACATTGAATAAAGCAGATAAGCAGAAAATTTTAGATGTATTGGCGAAAGCAAATAGAGATATTGGCTGCAATGCTGAATATGCTCTTGATTGTTTCAATGAACAGATGGAAAAATCAGTAACAGAAGCCAGAGGTGAAATTGAAGCATTTATGCAGAATCAGATTCAAAATATTGCAATGAAAGCCATTGCAACAGATGTCGATGAAAATGGATTGCCGGATTTCGATAAGATGATTGAAATAGAGTAAAGGAGATATGAAATGTACGATTTTAAAAGAGCGAATAATTATGTAGAATTTGCAAGAATGCTTGAACAGGCAACGGGATGTTCTGTCAAAATCAAAATTATGAATGGGACAGATCATATTCACTATCAGTTAAACGATAGATATGATGTCTCATTAGGCGTGTTATGTATTGATAAAGGTATTGCCAGTTTTGCACCGTTTGCTACTCATGAGACAGCGCAAAATGAGCAGTATATCAATATTCAATACATGGTAATGTTCGATGAATTTATCAATGTATTGAGTGCATTTAAAAAGATTTTCGTTGAAGAAACAGGCGTTAATCTTAGAAAGGGTGAGGAAAATGAATAAGCCATATGATGTGGGATTTATTTGCGGACGTTTCCAAACGTTCCACAAAGGACATGAAAAGTTAGTTGAAACTGGGTTAATGCTTTGTGATAGACTTTTAATTTTTATTGGAAGTTCTCAGGAAGACGGAACAGAAAGAAATCCGTTCAACATTACAACCAGAGAAAAAATGTTAAAAGAGATATACGGTGGGCGTGGCGATATCATGATTTATGGCTTACCAGACTTAACCACCGAAAATGATATTACTCCGGCGTGGGGAAGTTATCTACTGGATAAGATAGACAGATATATTTATAAGAAGCCGGATATTATGATTTACGGAAATGATGAGAGTAGATCTGCCTGGTTCTCCAAAGAAGACCTTAAAGGAATGACAGAGCTTATTATCAATCGTTCAGATTTGCCTATTTCTGCAACAATGGTAAGAGATTATATGGTTCACGATCAGAGAAAAGAATGGATGCAGCTTGTAAATCCAAAACTTCATAAGATGTATGATGAATTGCGTATGCAACTTATGTCCGTTGAATACTACAAAAATAAAGTAACGGAGAAATAACAGTGAAAAGAAATAGCCAGTTTTGGCATTTGAAATTTGCCGATGATTACGATAAATCAAAAGAAACATTCCGGGAATACAGATGTAATCATGAGTTATATTACGACCATGACAAGAAAATGTGGGTACATCGTGCAGAATATACAGGCAGTTGGTATCCAGCAACATTTCCTTGTGGAAGTTATAAAGCTGCATTACGACATTTGAGAAAACATGATGAGATACCAAAGGGTACACGATTTGTTTTAGTTAGTCGTTTTGTTGGTGGTGATAGAGTTTTAGTGAAGAGGTAGAACATGAGAACGAATGATATTTTGTTAGATGGGTTCAATGATATTCGCACACTTCAAAGATATCTTTATATGTCAGATGAACATTATATTGAGATAGAAAATGTCATTGGAGTGAAACTAAGAATTAGAATGGGAGAAAACTTACATTATTATTGTAAGAACATGAATTTTCCAGATTTGCCAGATGCATGTTTTTCGGAATCAATGACGAATAAAACTATGTTGGGTATTATTGACCAGTTGAAAGAGAATCCGGCAACTGAATACCCAAACAGTTTTAAGAATAGATGGGATGAGATAGTATCAATAACATCTGCAAACGTAGCTCAGAACGAATATAAATGGACGAATGGAAGATACAGAGGAAGTGTGTAAAATGCAATTTGAATACAGAGGCTATATAGGTGTTATTGGATATAGGAATTATCATATAAGAGATATGAATGGGAAAACACATGTGCAAGCGTTGTGTTGTGAAAAGCCAACGGAAGAAAACGTTAAAAAAGCTATAGATAGATTTATTAAGGGGAAAGAAGAAGGAAGAACATATTCATAGGAGTTATAAGATATGGTAAAAGATATTAAAATGCCAGAAAATGTAAAAATGATCCTCGACAAATTATCAAGTGAAGGGCATGAAGCAGTTATAATTGGTGGGTGCGTGCGTGATTCTATCATGGGGATTGAACCGCATGATTGGGATATTGCCACATCTGCCCAACCAGAAGAAATAATGGAATGTTTCAAACACTACAATCTGATGAAAGCTGGATTAAAACATGGGACAGTAACCGTTATTATTGACCATGAACCATATGAGATTACTACATATAGAATTGATGGGGAGTATTCAGATCATCGAAGACCTGATTCTGTCGATTTTACATGCGACTTAGCAGAGGACATTATGCGCCGAGATTTCACAATCAATGCTATTGCGTATGACGGAGAAAATATTATTGACTTGCATGATGGCATTGGAGATCTGCAGAAAGGAATTATCCGTTGTGTTGGTAATGCAAATGCAAGATTCAGAGAAGATCCGCTTAGAATTCTCCGGGCGATTCGATTTGCTGCAAGATTTGGCTTTGAGATTGAGGAATCAACTAAAAAAGCAATGTTTGACAATTGTGATATGTTGCGACTCATTGCAACAGAGAGAAGACAGAGTGAATTTACAAAAACACTTTGCAGTGAGCATGTCAGTATCATCAAGGATTATGCTAAAATACTGAAATATGGTTTACCATGTATTGACAGCATTAAGGATTTTGATAAGGCAGTACGTGCAATAGAAATGTGCCAGGATATCAGTGAAAAATTGGCAATTTTGATTGACGGATTATCATTATCAGAGTATAATAAAGCTGTTAAAGCAATTTTGACAGGAATGAGATATCCGAATAAAGTAATTGTATCTGTTCAAAATATTTTTGCTGCAAAGAAAATGGTAATTACTAACTCAGATGCGTGTATCAAAAATATGTTGTACAAGTTTTCACTGGAAGATGTGAAACATATTTTAAGATATAAACACGCTAAAATAAATGCAAGTGATAATATAAATAAAGAAACACTTGAAAAAGTAGAGGATATGATTGAACGTGCAGAAGAATTGGCTGAATCAGATGAATGCTACAACTTAAAAGGTCTTGCAATTAACGGAAATGATTTAAAACGCCTGGGAGTGAAAGATCTTGACATTAAGTGGATGTTAGATGGACTGTTAAAATTAGTAACCACAAATCAAGTAGAAAATTCGAGGGACGTATTGATCGAGGTGGCAAAAATTTCCATGTTATAATTTGGTTTATTATTATTGACTTTAGTAAGGTTGATATGTATAATAAGAACATACGTTCTAAGTGGAACTTTCGCTACCTGGATGTCGGAAAGGGGAAAAAGATAATGTTTTTTATTTACGAAAAGAATGAGTACCATGTAAATGTGAAAGATGAATTTGCAAAAGCTACGTCTGGTGATTATATAGACATGCTTGATGCATTTGGCATTGTGTTACATAGTTTATCTGACAATCCAGAATTCGGCAATTCTACTGTTATGTTAATGATGTATAATAATGGAAGAATTACCATTGAAATTGTTGATGCAAAGGAAGATGATTGTGAAATCATTGATCTAACATACACACAGGAGGAATATAGAGAAATAGAAGAATATTTAAAACTCGAATAATTGAATATCTACTATCAGATAAAAATAAAGTATTACCGGAAAAACTTGACATCTCTGTTTTCTGGTGGTATTATTAAAGTACAAACAAAATATGGAAAGGGGACGCACATATGAAAGCATCTGATAGTAGAGAGCATCTAATTACTAAAATTGAGAATTTAGTTTTAAACTCAAGTCCAGATAAAATAAACAAAATTGAAGAAGAAGTTAGACATGACGGTAAAATCTCATTAGGCAGTTTTCTTAGAATAGTATCAGGGAGAGCCGATTTAGATGAACTGAGTGATGCCGAATTATATTGGCTGACTTTTGCCATATCTAAAGTATCAAAAAATTTTGGTGTGCCGGAAGATTATTTTGAAGACGTAGAAATTCAGAATTATAAATATTATGATCCACAAACAGATAATAATAAAAAAATTGGTTATCCGTTAGTTTTTAGAAATGTTTCAAAATTGGCAGATAATCAGTATATGTTTCCATTAAGTGTCAGAGAAATTAAAGAATTAAAGAGTGCAAATCTTTTGCAAATTATTCCAGAGCTGCAGCGTAACCACAAAAAGGATAAATATGGAGATTTAAAAACAAAGGTTAATCGCCAAACAGCGCAACAGATTTCTAACCTTATCAATGAGGGAAGTTTTTTCTATAACGGAATTCGTTTCAATTTAATGGATGACGGTGATAGTGATATTCCAGTTTATGACGAAGAAGCAAAAACATTAACTGTTTCAAATGGTATTATTATCGTTCCAGATGGAAACCATAGAACAATAAGTTGTGAATTAGCAAATAAACATTTAGATGATTGTTTTGGTGTATTTTTCACATATTTCTCACCACAGAAGACGAGAGAATTGCTTAATCAGGAATGGACAACAGTGCCGATTCCGAAACGACACAGAGAGGCGATGAAGCCTACAGTTGCAAATAAGATTGTAGATTCAATTATGAGAAGCAGCGATGCCGATGAAATCTATGTAAAAGGTATCGTGAAAGATGGAATGGAACTCCGGGCAAATAATGGATTCATTCTTTATATTGAATTGGCAACGGCAATTTCAAGATACTATGATACAGATAATCTTACATTCAAAGCACAGCAAGATGAATTGAGAGACTGGCTGATTACTTACATGAATTATCTTACAATGTTATTGCACGATGATTTTATGAATTATAAGAAAGCGAAGAGAACCTCTTGGTCTGTACACTATATGGCATGGCATTATTATATAATGATTAGCAGATATATAAAAGGCGATGACAACTGGCGTGAAGAGCTAAAGAGAATTATAGCTGAAACCGACTTTTCAGATCAAGAAATTAGAGAATTCTTTGTTAAAAATAATCGCAGGAAAGTATATGAATTCTGCAATGAGAAGGAGGAACAGTTATGTACAACTCTGAACAAAAACAAACTTTCTTAAATACTATTACAAATGATAATTCATATAGATCATTCCAAAGAGTTTTCAAAGCTGTACAGGATATGGAAGAAAAATTTGGAAAAGATATTTGTGAGATGAATGTTGATGAACTTCTAACTGTTCTGGATTTCAAAACGGGAGTGCGAATTACAAATACCGAACAAACAATGAGCTTATTGCGTTCATATGTTGATTGGTGTATTCAAAATGGTAAGACAACTAGCGAAAATAATTTTGATAAAATCAGTTCTTCCGAAGTAGATAAGACTAGAACTTGTCGGGCGAGATATGTCAAATCGCCGGTAGAATTTGAGGAAATGATTAAAATTGCATTTGGTATGAATGTTGATTACAATGAAAGCACTGAAATGCCAAACGAGTTAATGGTAAGGTTATGTTATGTTGGCTTAGAGAATGAAGAGATTGTACTTTTGGAAAAGGCTAATGTAGATTACGAAGCAAAAACGATTAAAAGTCCACTTTATGATTGTGTTTATCATGTTTCCGATAGGATTCTGGAACTTTGTAGATTTTGTGCGGAGCAAGAAGAAGTATTGCTTATGGCGAAGTTCGGTATGCGAAGAGAAAGAGTATGCAGCAACAAGTATTTATTTAGAAATCGACTTGGTACATTACGTGGAAAATCTGAAGATTCTCCACTGAATAAATTAGTTATTCCTAGAAAAGTAAAGGCATTTAGCGATGCGTATGTTGAAAGTACAGGAAATTATAAAGCTATATCTTGTGATAAATTACGTGAGAGCAAGATGCTTTATAATATCTATGAATCCGGTGAAACTTTTGATGCATATTTTAACAAAATAATTCTTCCAGATATTAAAATGCGTAACCCGGAATATACAGAGCGAAAAATCCAGGAGAGAAGACGTATTCTCAAAGGTATGTATGATTTATATAAGGAAACTTTCTATTAAGGAAAGGCGAGACTGGGATCTCGCCAAAACCTTGCGATAAACAACCAAAAATAAATGAAAAAACTTTTAAAAACCTATTGACATTTTCCTGAAATATGGTATTATATAATTGTTCAAAGGAACAGAGAAAAACACTGGAAAAGCTAATAAGGTAGCTTAAGAAAATAGGTTCGATTCCTAATCCATGTGATCGACATTTCGGGGCTTATCTCCGTGAAAAAGTTGTGTTTGTTTGTAGAACGGACAACTCCGAAATGTCTTTAAAAATAATATAAACAAGCGATAATAAATGAGCTGATGTAGTTCAACTGGTAGAACATTTGATTATGAAAAATGCACTTAGAATTATAAAAAACATCTTTTCTCTCGTACAATAAGTGCTAACAGCAATAGCAAAGCCACTCAAACAGTTGTTGGTTCGAGTCCAACCGTCAGCATTCGGCAGAAATGCCAAAAATGTATGAGAAAGACACATGCAGCAAATTTAAAAAGGATAAAGCAAAACTCTACAAGTTTAGTGAAGTGGTTCAAATCCACAAAAATGAAGTGTCTTGAAAATGTGAATATGGGAGTGATCCGGCGGTGCTTTTTAAGGCGCATCGGGTGGAGAGCGCATACAGCAATTTTACATAAAAGGAAACTCTTCAAAAGTTTTAGTTACGGTTCGACTCCGTACACTCCCACAATTCCACCAATTAAAAATGGGTAAGTGGCGAAATTGGCACACGCAACGGCAATTTTTATACATATGTGTTTAGTTGACAAACACATACAGCAATTTATTTAAGTAGAAGAAATCAGGAAGCCGTGTCTTGCAGGTTCGAGTCCTGTCTTACCCGTTAGCACCATGAAGTATGCAACTTTGTTTAGTTGGAAATGAAAGAATATCGCACCACAAGAATCGTATGTTTTGTGTGATTAAATGTAGCGAAAAGGTATCGTGAAAGGCTAATCCATTGGAGGTCGTGCATGGCTTCGCTTTATGGTGCAACCAGGATCATTAGCTCAGTTGGTTAGAGCATCCGGCTCATAACCGGGCGGTCACTGGTTCGAGTCCAGTATGATCCATTTGAGCAATTTCAAACGCTCAACATTTTGATTTTTGTAGCTTGGTTTTAGCGAAAGCTGTGGAAACTATCTGTAAAATAGGGAGATAGTGTGTCTCATATGTGAGGTTTGTATGAGAAAAATTAAATATTTGCCACCGTAGCTCAACTGGATAGAGCAACGTAAATCGAAAAACGTGTCTAGTATTAGACACAGACAGCAATTTTTCAAGATAGCATGTTAAGCCGTAGGTTATAGGTTCGACTCCTATCGGTGGCGTTGGCGAGAGTATGCAAGAATGGCTTAAGCAAATGATACAAAAATGTGCTTAGTTCTAGCACACACAGCAAAACTCTCAGAAGAAAACATTGATTCAAAATTGTAAGTTGAATTCGTGGGTTCGAATCCCACCTCTCGCCTTGGTGAAATGGTAATGAATTAGAATAGCAGCAATTCATATAGTTCCCCCGTAAAACAAGGTTGCCACTGATTCTTGCCACACCATAAGCGTATGTAGCTCAGTAGGTTAGAGCGTCCACAAAAATTTTATAGAGCCTTGTATAAGGCTTGAACCGCAAATATTTTTAAAGAATTTGAAATTGAGGAAGGTGGAAGGTCACAAGTTCAAGTCTTGTCATACGCACTTATTCTAATTTTTATATACTTACAGCATAATCAATCAATAATAAAGTATGTAGGAATTATGAAATATAATTCAAAATTAGGAGGAATTGAACATGGGTTTCATGAATTCAATGAAAAGCACGTTGAATGAAAATTTCAACGAAAGCTACACAGAAAACGGCGCACTTGGATATAGAACAACAGGTAAACACTTGCTTGATTTGAATTTCAAGGTCGCATCTCTGAGAAAAGCCGATGCAGAAACAATCATTTCTGGATTCGATAAAGCGTTTTCAGAAGACCATATTCACGCACTTAAATGGTTATTCTATTTACGTGATGCGAGAGAAGGTCTGGGGGAACGTAGATCATTCAGAATCATCATGTCTCATATGGCGAATGTTGAGCCGGAAATCAGTAAAGTGCTGATTGGTTTAATCGCTGAATACGGACGTTATGACGATCTTCTTTCTTTGGTTGGAACAGAGTGTGAGAAAAATGCACTTGAAGTTATTAAGAACCAGTTAATGAAAGACCTGGAAGCGAAGAAAGCGAATAAGCCGGTATCATTACTTGCTAAGTGGATGCCAAGCTGCAATGCAACTTCTTATAAAACAAAAGAAAATGCAACAGTTGTTCGCAAGTACCTGGGATTCACAGAAAGACAATATCGTAAGATTCTTTCAGAAATGAGAGAATACATTGATGTTGTTGAAAGAAAGATGTCTGCTAAGAAATGGGGCGAAATCAATTACGAAGCCGTTCCGTCAAAAGCAAATCTTATTTACAACAATGCATTCCTCAAAAACGATGAGGAACGCAGACGAGAGTATCTGGATAAGCTGGGAAAGGGAGAGGCGAAAATCAACTCTTCTACAAACTTCCCACATGATATCGTACATAGTTATCTGAAAGGTCGTAGCTATTACAGATCCAATATAAAAGAGGATAAAGCTCTGGAAGCATTATGGAAAGCACTTCCTGATACAGTACAGGGTGATGGAAATACTCTTGTTGTCAGAGATGGTTCTGGAAGTATGATGTGCAGTGTTGATCCAAACAGTAGCATTACTGCACTGGAAGTTGCAACAGCACTTGCTATTTACTTCTCTGAGAGATGTTCTGGCGAATTCAAAGATAACTTTATCACATTCAGTTCAAGACCTGAGTTGATTGACCTTTCAGCGTGTAGTTCACTGGCAGAAAAAATCAGAAGATGTTATGCAGAAAATGACTGTTCTAACACAGACATTGAAAAAACATTTGATCTTATTCTGCAGACAGCTATCAATACTAATATGAAACAGGAAGACATGCCAAAGAATATCCTGATTATCAGTGATATGGAATTTGACCAGGCAACCTATTCATATGGATGGGGAGGTAGCACAAGCACAGTAAATGAAACACTGTTTAAGACAATTGGCAGAAAATTTGAGAAAGCTGGATATCAGCTTCCGAGACTTGTGTTCTGGAATGTAAACTCACGTACTGGCACAATCCCTGTCAAGGAAAACGCTTTGGGTGTTGCTCTTGTAAGTGGATTCTCAGTCAATGTTGCGAAAATGGTATTAAGCGGAGAACTTGATCCGTATAAATGTCTGATTGAGCAGCTTGACACAGAGAGATATGCACCGATTGAGGCAGCAATCAAAGATTTAAAATAAAACAACTTCATACGTGGCAAAACAACCAAAGTAAAAAGTACAGAAATGCCTTGTAAGACACGTACAGCAAATAATAATGCAATCAACTTTTAATTGATAACCGCAAACTAAGTGTCTTGAAGAACGTATATTCCATAATGGTTAGACGGAGTGGCAGTGGGTTGTAAGCACTTCTTCTAACCTTTTTGAATAGATATTTTTCAACATAGAGGTTATACATGAGAAAGTTAGCAACAATTCGTGAAATCGCAGAAATCAAGCCGATTCCTGATGCTGACAGAATCGAAGTAGCAAGAATTGATGGTTGGGAAGTTGTCGTGTCAAAGAAAGACAATTTTCATGTTGGCGATAGAGTGGTATATGTCGAGATTGACAGTAAGATGCCGGAAACGCCAGAGTATGAATTCTTGAAATCAAGAAAGTATGTTGTAAAGACTATCGTAATGAGAGGACAGGTTTCACAAGGATTAGTGATGCCGTTATCCATTCTTCCGGTAGGCGAATACAAACTTGGTCAAGATGTTACGGATGTCTTAGGAATCATTAAGTATGATCCACAGCTTGAAGAAGAAAATGCGGTTTTCGAGGAAAACAGAAAGAAAACCAGGAATCCAGTTGTGAAATTTTTAATGAGATATGCATGGTTCAGAAAAATCTATCTCAAGAAGAATACGCACACAGAGTTTCCAAACTTTATTAAAAAGACAGATGAAGAAAGAATTCAGAATATGCCTGAGTTATACGAAAGGCTGAAGAATGAACAAACCAATCTGATAGTGACAGAAAAAGTTGACGGATGTTCCGGCACTTATTTTTTACGCAAAATTCCGAGAAAATTCGGAAAAGCGAAGTACGAATTCGGAGTTTGCAGCAGAAATAGGAGATTGCCACAGCCGGATAACAGCTACTATTGGAAAATCGCCAATAAATACAAAATTTGCAGCGTTCTTGAAAAATTGATAGACGATGAGGATTATATAGTATTACAAGGCGAAATTACTGGTGCAAAAATCCAGGGAAACAAATATCATGAGAAAGATTGTCAGTTATGGGCATTCAACCTCATAACCCCCTCAAAGAAATATAATACCATTGAGATGCAAAACATTCTCATTAAGCATGGTATTCATACAGTACCAATCGTTGAGATTGGTTACAATGTAAAAGGTGATATACAAGATATTGTAAAGTATGTGAAAGGCAAGTCACAAATTGTAGATAGGGAAAGAGAAGGATGTGTTTTTAGAAACACTGATAAGAATATCAGTTTCAAATGTATCAACCCAAACTTCTTAATCAAGAACAATGAGTAGCCTTGAAAATATAATATCTTTTGCAATATGTCTTCTTGTTTTGGTCGTATGTTTACGATTCTTAATTGTAGAAACACGGGAAGCAAGAAAATTTTATGGGAAGGGAAACGAGAATGGATCGGAGCAGTATTGGTACGAGAATGAAATCTTATGAAGATGCTCAGAAAACGTACTTAACAAGAAGAATGCCAGTAATGATTAGAGTGGATGGAAATGCTTTTCATACATTCACCAGAGGTTTTGAAAGACCTTTTGACAGCATTATGGCAGAATCAATGCAGCGCACAATGAAATATATGTGTGAAAACATTTCTGGATGTGTCTTAGGATATACATAGAGCGATGAAATCACATTACTTCTGATTGATTACAAGAAAAAGAATCAGGGAGCATGGTTTGGATATGTAAAGCGAAAGGTAGAAACTATCGCAGCGAGTATGGCAACAATGGCTTTTAATGAGGCTTTTTCGGATGTAATTACAGAAAAGATATCAGAAGACATTATGAAAGCTCAGAATGATGAAGAAGCTGAAAATGTAAAGGATTACTATTTCAAATATGTGAAAAAATGTGGAAGGGCAATGTTTGATGCTAGAGCATTTAATATCCCAGAATTTGAAGTAGTTAATGAATTTATTTGGAGGCAGCAGGATTGTACAAGAAATTCAATTCAGTCAGTTGGTCATGCAAATTTTTCGGATAAGAAAATGCATAAGAAAAATATGAGTCAGATTCAAGACATGCTCATGTTGAAGAAAGGAATCAACTGGAATGATTTTCCGACTTTTCTGAAAAGAGGATCTTGTTGTATCAAAGAAGATTATTTCATTCCAGAAAATGAGCTTCCAGAAAATCACAGAAACAATTTATCCCCACGGACATTAGATCCAGAAGAAGATGAATATGGTGTGTGGAGATCACGTTGGGTTATCGACAAAGAAATTCCAATTTTCACACAGAACAAAAACTATGTTAATGATTTGTTTTTAAACAAGTATTAAACAAGCAATAATAAAGGAGAAAACAAAACAAGATGAAAACAAGTTATTCAGAAATCGTAAATGAAAACTACATCGGCAAAACTGAAAATCCAATTCCGATGAATGAAATTCTGAAAAAAGCAAATGAAGAAAAGTTAGAGCCATCTTCAAGCAGTCTTGAAAAAGTGCTGTTCTTGGGAATTGATGTGCAGCAGGACTTCATGGATAACGGAGCGTTAGGTGTTTCTGGCGCACATGAAGATGTTGCTAGAATGACTAAGTTCATTTATAACAACATGGAGAAAATCACGCACATCTCAGTATCTATTGATACTCACATTCCACACCAGATTTTCCATCCGTGTTGGTGGATTGATGAAAACGGCAATAATCCAGCACCTTATACGGTTATTACATTAGCAGATCTGGATTCTGGAAAATGGCGTCCTATTGTTGAACCAATTAAGAGCCGTGAGTATGTAGAGAATCTGGAAAAGAACTCTAAAAAGAAACTTTGCATTTGGACATATCATTGCTTACAGGGTACAGAAGGTGCAGCACTGGAAAATCAGTTTGCAAATATGATTTACTTCCACAGTGTAGCAAGAAAATATGCACTGAACCCTATCGTAAAAGGTCAAGATCCACTGTCGGAGATGTACGGTATTATCAAGCCGGAATATGACAGAAGAGGATATGTGAACCAGGCACTATTAAACAAGTTCACAAAATTTGACAAAATCATCATCGGCGGTGAAGCAAGAGATTATTGCGTATACGAATCTCTCTGCCAGATGCTTGAATTTTACAAAGATGACACTGATATGCTGAAAAAGTTCTACATTCTGGAAGATTGTATGTCTGCCATTGGTGATAAAGCCGAAGTTGACAAGATGTATGCAGATCTTCAGAAAAAGTACAAATTCAACATTGTACGCAGCACTGAATTCAAACTGTAAGGAGTAGAAAGATGGAAGAAATTATTATTGATGGATTAGACGAAATCGAAATGCAGAATACAGCCGTTGATGATATCGACAGTGAAAATGTCAATCTGATTTTCATTGGAATTGACAAATCTGGATCAATGTCCCCATACAGAGGTGATATGGTTTCTTGTCTGAAAGAGTTCAAACAGGCATTAACCGACTCTAAAGAGGCAGATGAAATTTTAGTAGCAAGAGCAGACTTTAACAGCTCAATCAACGTGGGTGGCTACAAGAAAATCACAGAGTTTGATACAAGCTACGATGCCAGTGGTATGACAGCACTGTACAATGTCATTGAAGATGGTACACAGAAACTTACTGACTACATGGAATATCTGAAACAGCAGGGAGTACGTGTAAAAGCGGTATTTGCAATTTTCAGTGATGGTGAAGATACAGTTTCCAATGATCCGAGTGAAGCAAAACACAGAATTCAGGATCTAAACAATAAAGAAATTACAACAGCTTTCATCAGTTTTGGTGGTACAGCTACAGGTATTGCAAAGAGCCTGGGATTTAGAAATATTCTGGATGTATCAAGTTCTGCATCTGAGCTGAGAAAAGCGTTCGATTGTCTGAGTAAATCTGTAATTGAAAGCTCAAAGAGTGTTGTAGCCGATGGAGATAACTTCTTCATTTAAGAATAACAGAATTCGCCCCATTCATTAAGGGTGGGGCGGTACATGGAGAAAAATATGCTTGTAAACAAAATAGGTTACGATCATTTATCTATCGGAATGAACTGCCAGGATTACGGATTTGAATTGTCGGATTATAAAGTAAAAGTTGTAGCAGACGGTTGTTCTGAAGGATTACATTCAGAAGTAGGAGCGAAGACATTTTGCCACCTGCTGTCAAAAGGATATGATATTGAACAGGCTTTTTCTTCTTTGGTTGCTGTATATGGGCAGACAATTGAAGATATGAAGAATTTCTTGTGCTTTACATATCTTTCGGTAACAGAAAGTAATGAGTATTTCATTGCATCAAATTGTGGTGATGGTTTTCTTATTCTGGAAGATAACGATGGAAACATATCGTTTGTTGAATTAACCGATGGAGAATATCCGAAATACTATATCTACAACTATATTGACAAGAAATATCTTAGTCATTATGTAGATGGTGTTTCTGTAGAAAATAAGCTATTCAGTAAGGAAGAATATAAGAATGTAGGTATTGCTTCCGATGGATTGAGATTTATTGTAAATGCAGATGAAGACATTAAACAGGAATTTATTGAATGTTTAAAGTCTGGGAAAGCAGTGAAAATAAAAAGATTTATTAACCGTAACCAGAAATTATTCAGAGATGATATTACAATTGTTTTTTAAGAAAGGGACACATAATGGGAAAAATTACTGAGAAATCAACAAAAGCACAGATTATGGACGCATATACTCAGGCATTAGCTGAGTTGGAGAAACTTAAAGCTATGAGCGATTCGCCGGTTGAAAATGCAAAGAAAGAGGCACTGGAAGCGTCTATGCAGAATGCAGAAGTAGCAGCAAGCAATGAAGTATTTTCAGATACGATTGTAAAACAGTACAATGACCTGAAAATTGCGATTGACGAATATCAGAAAGAGTTAGAAGGACTCTACGGTATCAAAGCTGAAGCTGACGGTCTGGCAGCAGCTATCAATGCTCATAGAGCGAAAGTAGCTGAAATGAACGATGAGTATAAACAGAAGAAAGCAGATCTCGATGCAGAGCTGGCACAGAAGACAGCAGAAGTAGAAGAGAAAATTGCAGATTTGGAAAAGAGTGTTCAGAAAGCTAAGAAACAGGCTGATGAAGAAGTAAAAGAGTACAATACCGATATAAACAAGAAACGTAATCGTGAGAAAGATGAGTATGACTACAATCTGAAGATGGATCGTAAGGCAGATGCCGACACTTGGGCAGAAGAAAAAGAAAAGCGTGAAGCAGAAATTCAGGCAAAAGATGATGCCGTAACAGAGCGTGAAGAAGCGATTGCTGCGAAAGAAGAAGAGATCCAGGCTATGAAAGCACAGATTGAAGCATTCCCGGATAAACTGGCAGAAGCCAAAGAGGACGCAGCGAAAGAGGCAAAGGCTAAAGCAGACAAGAGTTTTGCATTTGAAAAACGTGCGTTAGAATCTGATAAGAAACATGCAGAGGAAATGGCAGATGCAAAAATCAAGAATCTGGAATCTCAGGTTGAAGCACTGACACAGAGCAATGCGGAACTTTCCAATAAACTTGATGCAGCATATGCTCAGATGAAAGACATGGCAACCGCTACTGTTCAGGCTGGCGCAACTGTAAAGGTCGTATCAAGCGACAAATAAAATAAAAGAAAGCCGATAGAGAAATGATTTTAAAAAGTAACATAACAAGATTGCCAGTATTAGCCGAAGGTGGAGAAGGAATTATATATGAATATGGAGATAAGCTGATAAAGGCTTATAAGCCCCATGTGAATATGTCAACCAAAGAGAAAAAGATTAAACTCTTAATGGCAAAGAATTTACCGGCAGAAGTCATTTCTCCGATTGATATTGTCTATGATAGCCGGAACAAATTTATAGGCTATATCATGGATAAAGTAGACGGAGAAGAATTCAAGAAATTGTCAAATAAAAAATTCGTGAAAGCGAATGGAATTACAAAGAAAGAGATTCTTGCCATGCTTGACAGATTGTTTGATGTTTTGGCTGATTTGCATAAGCAGGGCATATACATTGGCGATTTGAACGATCAGAACATTTTGTTTGATAAGCACTATAATATCTCTATTATTGACTGCGATAGTTGGTCAATTGATTCTGAGAAATGTGATGTTGCTATGGATTTATTCAAAGATCCGTTACTGGTTTCAAATAACTTTGACCAGAAAACAGATACATATGCATTCAGTGTATTGAGTTGGAAATCTCTGACACGAATTCATCCGTTTGGTGGGACAATGCAGCCGGATATGAATATTATGGAACGTATGAAGAAAGGTATATCCGTGATAGACAATCCGGCGGTAAAGATTCCGAAAACAATCGGATCATGGGCTGGTCTATCGCCAGAACTTATCAGTGCGCTTAAAGCAGTTTTCGAGAATAAAAGCCGTGAACTTCACGGTGAAATTCATGAGCTAAGTTGTCATCTGAAATACTGTGATACAGATAGGGATTATTACTATGATAAATACAATGTCTGCCCAGTATGTGATAACTCTGCAAGGATCAATAGAAAGCCGATAAATCAGGGCGTACAGTCTGGGTTACAGCTTGTAGAACTGTTGGTCAAATCAAGCATTAAAGCGGTTGTCGATGAGAATATGTACATTGATACCGATGATAATGTTGTAGATATCAAGAGTGGCAAGAAATATAAGCACAAAAACTTGATAAAATATCATTTTCATTCAGATGGATATTTGATTGAGGACGATAATAATACGATTATCATTCATAGCGAAAAGGATTATGAGCTTGATAAGAAGTTTAAATCAAGAGTAGTTGTTGATGGAAATAAGATGTATTACATTTCAAAGCAGAATACCTTGACAGAAGTAACTATTACGAGGAATGGGAATAGCTTTAGAAATCTTTGCAAGTGCAGCGATAGTTGTTATTTTGAAGTGAGCAATGGAAAATATTTCGTTGTCAACTATTATCAGAGTAAAATAATCTTTGATATTAACGGCACAAACCACATTTATAAATACGATGGAAGGATTACAAACTATGGCATTCACTATGATGTTGTTGCCGATAAATGGTTAGTAGTTCTGGAAAACGAAACTGGAAGTTTCCTAACTCTTGTATTTAAAGAAAATGATATTCAATATGAATGTGATGAAATTAAGTATGAGTGTTCGCTTGGGAACATGTGTATAAGCAATAGTACAATCTTTTTCCCGATTGATGGAAAAATAAGAGGTTTTGCTTATGCAAAAGATATGTTCAAAGATTTTCAGTGTGGTGTTGTAGATTATGATAGCAAATTGATTAAGAGTGGCAAAAAATTCATTATCGTCAACGATGAAAATATATATGCTCTATCATAGGGATCTTGTATTACCAACAGAAAAATATTATGTGTATATCCACAGAAATCCTTTAACACACAAAATATTTTATGTCGGTTCTGCAAAGGGAAACCCATTGAGAGCATATGAGTTTGGAAAGCACAGAAATCAATCCTGGAAGAATGAAGTAATATCATTCGGAGGGACATGCAATATCATAGTTGAGATAGTACAGTATTGTGAAGATCCGATTCAAGCACAAGAGGCTGAGTTTCGATTGATATACAAGTTGAAAAAATGTGGAGAAGCATATTGTTGTAATGAAGGAGATACGTCTTTTAAGAGAAAATATCCAAAATTGCAGTACCATCTATTCATCGGAAGTACACATATAAAATTCACAAGAAAAATGGAATTGTTTTCATATTGTAAGGAAAAATATGGTCTTAGTAGAAATATAGTGAATCTTTTGATTGAAAACGATGGCGAATACAACGGTTCACACCAACGGGCGTGTGGGCTAAAAATCATAAGGGAAGGAAAGGAACATCAATAATGGGAGAATTATTGTTAAGATTATTAAAGGAGTCACCAGAGAGCTTTGTAGAACTTGCTCATGGTTATATTGAAAAATATAAACCGGCAGTTTACGAAGTATGCAAAGAAGTTGTAGACGTAGCAAGAGATTATGCAAATAATACAGAGATTTGTGAGATTGCTGCAACCAGAAATAAAAACCAGTTTGACGCATATGTTAAAGCCGGTTTTACAGAAGATCAGGCGATTGCATTTATTCTGAATGATAATCTGCAGCTTGTTAAAAACATGGAAAAATTAAGTTCAAATTCTTCTGCAAAAGTTAATGCAAAGTAGTTGACAAATTTGGAAATCGTGGTACTATAAACAAGCAATAATAAATGACGAAAGGAATAAAGAAATGGACGAAAAGAATTACTTCCAGGAATTGTACGATGTGGACGTTCGTGAGAAGACAAAACAGAAGAACGGTTTGAACTACCTGTCATGGGCAGCAGCTTGGGCAGAAGTAAAAAAGAAATTCCCAGATGCAACATTCAAAATCTATGAGCAGACGATGGATGATAAGGGAAATACAAGACCGTGGTTTGATGACGGACGTACTGGTTGGGTTAAGACCGGCGTAACGATCAATGATATGGAACTGATTGAGGAACTTCCTATTATGGATTTCCGTAATAAATCTATTCCGGCAGATTCTATTACATCAACAGATGCTAACAAATCTATTCAGAGATCACTTACAAAAGCGTGTGCCCGTCACGGGTTAGGCTTATATATCTATGAGGGAGAAGATCTTCCTGAAGAAGAGAAGAAGAAAGAAGCAAAGAAACAGGCTGAAAAATCAGAGCTTGATAAAGTAAATCTTGAATGCTTCAATCTTGCAAAAGAGAAGTCGGCAACCCACAATGAAAAAGTAACAGAGCTTTGTAAAAAGTATGTTTCCAATGGAAACCCGAAGAGAATCACAAATATTGAGGATTCAAAAGCACTGTTAGAAGAGTTAAAAGCACTTAAATAAAAAAGGAGATATTACAGAATGAATAATGTAAATTTAGTAGGTCGTTTAGCAAGAGATCCAGAGGTTCGTTATTCCCAGGGCGGTAACGCAACATGTGTAGCAAGATATACGCTTGCCGTATCACGCCCATTTAAAAACGGAGAAGGTAAGCAGGAAGCAGATTTTATTTCTTGTGTTGCATTTGGTAAAGCCGGAGAGTTTGCAGAAAAGTATCTTACAAAAGGAATGATGATCGGTGTTACTGGTAGAATCCAGACAGGAAGCTACGATGATAAAGACGGTAAAAAAGTCTATACAACAGATGTAATCGTTGCAACTCAGGAATTCTGTGAGAAAAAAGGAAGCACAGATGATGGAAATTCTTCTGCTGCACCTAAAACAAACAATAATAAAGGGAAGAAAACAAATGACGGTTTCATGAACATTCCAGACGATGTGGATGACGAACTTCCATTTAACTAAGCCGGAGGATATAAATGAGCGAAAATAAAGACAGGTTTGTTAGTCTTGTACGCTCAATAAACAGAGAAGGGATAAATGAATTAGTGGAATTCTTGGAAAAATCGGACTTTTACACAGCACCGGCGAGTACAAGATTCCATTGTTCAATCCCGGAAGGGTTATTGATACATAGCTTGAATGTGTATGACATGTTCGAGCAAAAACGCAAGACAGAACCATATAAAACAGTTTTAGGCAATATTTCAGATGATTCCAGCAAAATAATCACTCTTTTCCATGATATCTGCAAGACATACATGTATGAAACTGATTATAAAAACAAGAAAATTTACAGCGAAACAGGTTCTAAGAAGGACGAAAAAGGTAGATTCGACTGGCAAGCGGTAGAGTTCTACAAAGTAAATGATCTTGTTCCTTATGGTCACGGCGAAAAGAGCGTCATGATGCTTGAAGAGTTTATTAAATTACAACCGATTGAAAGATATGCTATTCGATGGCATATGGGGTTCACAGAGCCTAAAGAAAACTGGAACACTCTTGGTTCAGCTATTGAAAAATATCCAGTGATTTTAGCTCTCCATGAATCTGATCTGGAAGCCACATATCTCTTAGAAAAAGATATGAAGTCAGAATAACAACAGAGGGAGGGCAATAGCTTTCCCTCTTTTATTATAGAAAGGAACTTGAAAATGAAACATTATAAATGCGGATTTTCCCACTGCGCACATGCTGATGGAAAAGTGGCAGAAGATGAAGCTGTAAAAATTGGCACACGATACTGGCATAAAGATTGTTACGAAGTGTCTGAAACAATCAAAGATATCAGAGAAACTTATCTGGATAAGATTAGCAGCTCTGTGGTTGTCAGTGCCTTAAACAAGATTATCAATAATATTGTTTTTGGTAAGAAACTGGAAAATAAAAAACTCACAAAAGCACAGTCAAATTTGGAAGCAGCACGATATCTGCAGTTCTGTATTGACTATGCGTTAGAGCATAAAATTCCGATAACACATGCGCCTGGATTATATTATCTGATTGATAATGTAAGAGTCAAAAAGGCATATGAGAAGAAGAATGAACTGGAAATGCAGAAAGAGATGAAAAAGCAAATGGATGTTGAAATCGAATCAAAGCCGGTTGATACAACGGTTAAACCGACTACTAATTTTTCTGCTGGTAGTGGTAATTTTGGATTCGGAAACATTCTGGGAGGCATGAATGAATAGCGAATTAGAAAAACTGTCTGACACACAAGCAGAAGCCGGGATTATTGCCACGTTGGTATATCACCCAGATTTCATTTTGCATTCCGATGTTCTCAAGGCAGGGTATTTCTATCACAAAGATAATGGTTGCTTATACTGGGCGATTGATGAATTGATTAAAGCTGGTGTAGATAATATTGATGCATTCAACATTTCAAATATGTTGCAGTCAAACAATGCAGTTAAGAAAACACTTGAAAGTGTCAATATGCCAGATATGGACGAATTCATTGAACTCTGTAGCGATGCAGCCCGTCATACGATTGCAGAATATCAGCTCTTAGTTATCAGTGTTGTAACTCTTGCATTCAAAAGAGACTTATATAAATTACTCAGTAAATTACAGAGACAAATTCTTACGCAAGAACTTGATCTGAACCAGCTCAACAAAATTGTGTACGACAATTTGGAAGAATTGACTGGAAGATATATGTTTGACAATGATTTCTTAATGTTCGGAGAAAAAGTGCCGGAGCTTTGGAAAGAAGTTTGCGAGCGTAGGAATAATGACGGGACGATTGGAGTACCGTCTAAATTTCCACATCTTGCAAGGTATTTTTCATACGAAAGTGGAGAGCTTGTTATGGTTTCTGGTCGTATGAAAATGGGTAAAAGTGCATTCATGCTCAATGAGGCAATGGATAAGATTCAGAGAGGAATCCCAACAATTTACTTTGATACTGAGATGAATGACAGACTCTTTTACCTTCGTATGTTAGCGAATCTGACTGGAATAGATCAGAAGAAAATAAAGAGTGGAAATCTTTTGCCGGAAGAACAGAAGATTATTGATGATACGAATGAATGGCTCAAAAAGCAGCCATTTGTGCATGAGTTTATTCCAAACGCCACAAATGAGGAACTGTTCAATAAGTGCCGGATGATGAAGTACAAAATGGGATTACAGTTTGTAATCTATGACTATTTCAAGAGTGCAGAAACAGACAGTAGTAATCAGTACAACGATTTGGGTGCGAAATGTGACTTCTTAAAGAACAGAATCGCCGGAGAATTAGATGTTGCTGTTTTGGCTGGTGCGCAGCTCAACCGTGAAGACAGAGTTGCCGATTCGGATAAACTGGAAAGATATGCGAGCGTCAGTGCAAAGTGGAGAAAGAAAACAGCCGATGAAATGGCTAATGACGGAAAAGAATGCGGAAATTATGCGTTCCATATTGCCCTTAACAGACTTGGCGAAGGAATGTTTGAGGACGAATATATAGACTTCAAGTTTTCAGGGGCACAAATGAGAATTGAAGAAGCAAAACAACATGAGGAACAGCAAGTTCCGTATTAGGAGCGAAACACATGAAAGAATACAGCGATGACCTGATCGAAGAAATAAAAGAGAATATTGACATCGTTGATTTCATCGGAGACTATGTTGAGCTTACGAAGAAAGGAAGAGAGTATTTCGGCAAGTGTCCACTCCATGATGAAAGAACTGGTTCGTTCAGTGTTACACCAAACAAAAATATGTATTATTGCTTTGGCTGCAAAAAAGGTGGGGATGTAATTACTTTCTGTCAAGAACATCTGAATATGTCATATGAGCGTGCAGTTTCGTATTTGTGTGGAATTGCCGGACTAAGTGATGAAAAGACAGAAATATCAACTACAGTTAAATATCTCAAAAAAGCAGCCAGAAAGAAAAAGAAACAACAACTGCCGGTAACACATCCAATTCTGGATGAAAAAATCTTAAATGATTTTGAACACCGACGAATAACAAAATGGATTGAAGAAGGAATACCGCAAAACATTATGGAAAAATATGGTGTTCGGTATGACAAAAGAGCCAATCGTATTGTATATCCTGTATATGATAATGACGGAAATTTGATAAATGTGAAGGGGAGAACTCTTTACGATGGCTACAAAGACTTTGATCCACCGATTCCAAAATATATGAACTATTATCCAGTTGGTGATTTAGATTATCTTCAAGGATTTTGTTTTAAGAAAGATATCATACAGCAGTACAAGGAAATTATTATTTTTGAATCACTAAAATCTGTAATGAAACTTGACAGTTATGGTCAGCCTAATTCAGTTTCATCAGAAACCAGTGAGCTTACGATTTTTCAAGTAAAGACAATTATCAGACTTCATTGTGATGTGGTAATTGCTTTTGACAATGATGTTTCACTTGAAAAAATAATGGAGAAAGAGACAATTCAGTTACTTATGAGATTTGTGAATGTATATGTTGTGATTGACCAAAAAGGACTGTTAGGAAAAGTGAGTGATAAAAATTCGCCCGTAGATAAGGGAAAAGATATTTGGGATCGCCTATATCAAACTAAAATAAAGTTATGAGGTAAACAATGTCAGAATATAACTTTTTGATAGATAACATGATTTGGTCTTTTAGTAGACTGAATTCATTTTGCATCTGCAAATATGAGTGGTATTTGCAGTATATAGAAGAGGCAGAAGGAACAAACAACTTCTATGCGGAGTTTGGGAAATTCTGTCATAAGATTCTTGAAATGTATGCAAAAGGTGAGCTTGGTTTATTTGAACTATCTGATTACTTCGTTGCACATTATGATGAAGAAGTAAAAGAGTTCGTGTATCACAAAACGGCAGACATCAGAGAGAATTACAAACAGAAAGCAATTGAATATTTCGATAACATTGATATAGATTTCGGTAAATACGAAATTCTTGGTATCGAAAAGAAATGTGATTTTGAAATCAATGGGTATAAATTTACTGGATATATCGACTTACTTTTAAGGGAGAAAGATACAGGAAAGATTGTTCTCATTGACCACAAATCCTCAAAATATCCCTATGGGAAGAAAGGAAAGTTACTGAAATCCGAAAAGGATAAATTTCAGCAGTACAAAAGGCAGCTATATCTCTATTCAATACAGGTATTCAATGAGTACGGTGTATTCCCAGACCGTATAGGTTGGAATTACTTTGGAGATAGAAAGTGGGATTTTCTTGATTTTAACAAAGAAGATTATGAAGAAGCTAAAAAATGGGCGATAGATACCCTGGAAGAAGTTAGAAATACAAGTGAATTTCCACCGACCGTAGATTTCTATTACTGCCACAATCTGTGTAAATTCAGAAATTCATATTGCGAATATAAGAATTACTAGGAGGTAGGTATGGACAATTATGTAGTATATCATCTCCATAGTGATCTCTCAAATGGAGTAACCAATGTAGATAGCGTTACAAAGTTTGGTGAATACATAGAGGCAGCAAAAAATTTGGGAATGAAAGCTATGGCTTTTAGCGAACACGGCAATATCTTTGAATGGTTTCATAAAAAAGAAGCCATTGAAAATGCCGGAATGAAATATATTCATGCAGTGGAAGCCTACATAACTGAAGATAACAATTCTGACCACAAACGGACAGTATACAGTGCCATTGATTTATTTACTTCAAGTACAGCGAAAAAAGATGTGAGAATATCTTTTGAGGGCTACTACAAGAGAGAAGATGGTGTGTATCTGGCAAAGAGCATAGATGATGATAAGACATATCCGATAGATCCAGAAAGTATTAGAGAAGAAAAAGTTGTAAAGACGAGGGACAACTATCACTGTGTTTTAATCGCAAAAAATCATGCTGGTGTCAGAGAAATCAATAGATTAACTTCACAATCATTTTGCAGAACAGATAATCATTTTTACTATATGCCGAGAATTTACCTTGATGATTTGTTGAATACTTCCGACAATGTAATAGTTACATCTGCTTGTCTTGGTGGTATCTTATCGAAAGGTACAGACGAGGTAAAAGAGAGATTCTTAGACTTCTGCATAAAAAATAAGTGTAGATGCTACTTGGAAATTCAGCACCATAATGTTGAAGATCAAAAAAACTATAATAAAGAATTATATGCATTAAGCAGAGAGTACGGTATTCCGTTGATTGCCGGAACAGATACACATGCATTGAATAATACACATATGGAGGGCAGAAAGATTCTGCAGCTCAGTAAGGGTGTTCATTTTGCAGAAGAAGACGCATGGGATTTAACATTCAAGTCCTTTGAAGCATTGTGCGAAGCATACAAGAGACAAGATTCATTGCCGGAAGAAGTATGGATGGAAGCCATTATGAATACGAACAGAATGGCAGATTGTGTTGAAACATTTGAGTTGGATAGGAATACAAAATATCCGAAAATATACGATCATCCGCTTCAAACTTATAAGCAGAAGATTAACCAGGCATATAAAGTACATCCATATGTCCGCAAACGATATAAACCAGAAGAAATCAATCCAATCATAAGAGATGAGGTTGATGTGTACGAAAAAACGAAATCCATTGACTTCATGTTGCTGCAGACCTATTTGAGAGAGTGGGAAACAAAACATGACATCTTTTGTGGGTATGGTCGTGGATCTGTATCTGGAAGTGAGGTCGCATACATACTTGGAATCACTCAAATGGATAGCAAGAAATTTGGATTAAACTTTTTCCGTTTTATGAACCCAAGTCGTGTTACAAATGCCGATATTGATACAGATTATTCTTCCAGAGATAGAGATATTATTAAGCAATTCATTCTGAGGGATCATATGGATCTTCCGAATATTCGGGCAAGTGAAATTATTACGTTTAACACGATTGCTTTGAAAGGAGCAATCAAAGATGTAGGACGAGCGTTGAGAATGTCTATCGTGGAAACATCCGCAATATCAGAAGCGGTGTATTTGGAAGACGGGAAATGGATTATTGATGATGTATTTCGAGAGAGATATCCAGATTTATTCAAGTATGTAGACATTGTAAGTGGAACAATCGTTTCTATCGGATCACACCCGTCCGGCGTTTTGGTAAGTGATTTGAATATTGATGAAGAAGTTGGAATGTGCAGCTTGTCAACATCTGACTATCCAGTGTCCGTATTAAATATGAAGGAATTGGATGCACTTATGTATGTCAAGTTGGATATTCTTGGACTTGATAACATTGGTGTAATCAATGAAACCTGTAAACTTGCCGGGATTGAACGAATGACACCAGACAACGTTGACCTTGATGACGAAGATGTATGGAGAGACATTAGGGAAGACACAACTTTGATATTCCAGTGGGAATCAACATCAGCCCAGGCATATCTTAAACGGTTCATGTCAGATGAAACTATTGCGATTGCGAAAAGTAATAACAAAGACTTTTCCTATATTAAATGGTTTTCATTTGGAAATGGTCTACTCAGACCAGGATGTGCAAGTTTCCGTGATGATGTTGCGGAAGGACATGTACTGGTTACTGGATTCAAAGAACTGGATGAATTCTTGTCAACAACTTCCGGGCGAATCACTATGCAGGAAGATATCATGAAATTCCTGGTAAACTTTTGTGGTTATTCGGATGCAGAGTCAGATACAGTCCGGCGAGGAATTGCAAAGAAATATGGAACTGAAAAATTCATTGATGAAATACATGACAGATTTATAAGCTATTCCAATGAAACATACGGTGCGCCGAAAGAGCAACTTGAAGAAATTTTCCCACCAATTAAACAGGGTATTCTTGATGCAACACGATACGCTTTCTCATGGAATCATTCAGACGCTTATTCATGCGTTGGATATATATGCGGATATTTGCGGTATTATTACCCATTGGAATTCCTGACAGCAGCATTAAATACATTTGAGGGAAAAGAAGAAAAGACACTGAATATTACCAATTATACTAAGAAAAAAGGTATTAAGGTTGAGGGTGTTAAATTCAGGCATTCCACAAGTGAGTATACATTTAATAAGGAAGAGAATGTGATTTATAAGGGAATTGCTTCTATTAAATATCTTAACTCAAAAGTAGCCGATGCTTTCCAGTCTATAAAAGATATGGAATTCCAGGACTTTATTCATTTGTTGGCTGTGGTAAAAGAAAAATCGTTGCCGGTCAATTCAAAACAGATGAAGATCCTGATACAGCTAAACTTCTTTGAAGAATTTGGAGAAGTAAAGTATCTGTTGAAACAGTATGATTACTTTGATTTGTTTTATGGTAAAAAGCAGATGAAAAAGGATAAAGCTGATTCACTCGGTATTCCGTATGAAATTATCAGACGTAATTCTGAAAAAGAAAGCGAAAAAACATTTACAAAAGTGAATATGATGGGTGTTTTACATGATTACATAAGTGTGATGCCATATGATAGGACAACATTCGTTGATCGTGTAGGATATCAGCTTGAAAATTTAGGGTATATTGACATCGTGGATAATCAGTATAAAGGATATGTAGTCGTTCTGGAAACTGAAACTAAGTATACTCCGAAAGTTAAGGTATATGCGTTGGCAAACGGAAACACGTTGACAGTCAAAGTTGCAAAAAAGGATTTTAACAGAAATCCGCTGCAAAAAGGTGACATTATACATATCACCAACCAAAAGAAAAAAGCAAGGATGAAAATGTCGGCAGAAGGAAAGTTTGTGCCAGTTGAAGGTGAATTTGACTGGTGGGCTACAAAATATGAAATGGTAGGTAAGTAAAAATGATGTTAGGAAAGTATAAGTATACTGAAGCCGAAGAAAAAGAGCTTCTATCATCAATTGTCATTCTGGTTGATACGAAAGAAAAGGTCAACAACCATATCACTGATTACTTCGATGCTCACGGTATTCCGTATAAGAAGAAAGCATTGCAGAATGGCGATTACAGTTTTTACGTTCCAAAAAATGAGAAGTTATCAATTATGAGAGATACCTATTTCAATGATGAAATATTCATTGAGAGAAAGGCGAATCTTGAAGAATTGTCTGCAAATCTCTCAGCCGAAAGAGCTAGATTTGAAAAAGAAATGGCAACGGCAAAAGCGAAGAAGAAGTATTTGCTTATTGAAAATGCCGGATATGAAGATGTGGTAAATGGAAATTATGACACTCAGTACAATAAGAAAAGTTATCTTGGAAGTATTCATAGTTTTAACCACAAATATGATCTTCAGATTGTTTTCATGAAGGAACGTGCATACACTCCAATTTATATTTATGGGGTTATGCAGTATTATTTGAGAGGTCAAATTAGATAGTACAAAGAACAAACAATAATAAAGTGGGTGCGCAAAGTGCCCACTTATAGGAGGAAAAATGTCAAGACAAGATGATTTAAAAGAGATACGAGAACTAACCATTAAATTAAATCAATGGTGTTATGAGTATTATGTGCTTTCAAAACCGTCTGTTTCTAATGATGTGTTCGATCAAAATTTTGATCGACTCAAATATTTAGAAGATAAAACAGAGTTCTTTTTCTCTGGTAGTCCAGTAAGAACCGTTGGTTTTAGGGTAAGTTCGGAACTTCCTAAAATTAAGCATAGTTCTCCATTATTGAGCTTGGATAAGACAAAAGATAGAAAGGTTGCAATGGATTTCACTAAAAATCGGGAAGCACTTCTTATGTATAAGCTGGATGGATTAACAATTTGCCTAGAATATGAAGATGGTAAATTGGTGAGAGCAGCAACAAGAGGAAACGGCGAAGAAGGAAGCATTATTACCGATAATGCAAAAACGTTCGTAAATGTGCCACTTCAAATAGAGTATGAAGGGTACTTAAAAGTTACTGGTGAAGGAATTATTCATAGAGATGACTTTGAAGCCATAAATGCTCAGATTCCTAATGTGGATGATAGATATAAGACACCACGAAATTTAGCAAGTGGATCAGTACAGCAGCTTGATTCAGGTGTTTGTGCAAAGCGAAAAGTATATTTCTATGCGTTCAATGTTCTTGAAGGATTGGAAGAAATCAACTCTTTGGATGGTAGATTATCACGGATTAAAGAGTTTGGTTTCGATGTGTGCAAATACAGAATGTTTAATCCAAAAGATGTCGAATTTGAAGCATTTGATTCTATTATGGATAGTATGGTAATGGAAGCCCAGAAAGAGAATATACCTATTGATGGTCTGGTTGTTATGTATGACGATATTGAATATGGGAAGAAACAGGGAAGAACAGGACACCATTATAGAAATGGTATCGCATTCAAGTTTAAGGAAGAAGAGGAAGAAAGTGTAATCCATAGCATTGATTGGCAAGTCGGAAGAACAGGAAAAATTACGCCAGTTGCAGTTTTCGATACAGTTATTCTTGATGGTACAGACGTTAGTAGAGCATCATTACACAATCTCAGCATCATTAAAGAACTTGGGATTAAAAATGGTGCAAAAGTAACCATTGTTAAGAAAAATGAAATTATACCGCAAATCATAAAAGCCGTTGGTGGAACGGAAGATTTTGAAGTACCAAAAGTATGCCCTATTTGTGGCGGTGCTACAACTCAGTGTTCAGATGGTGGAAGTGTATCATTATATTGTAGAAATATTGATTGTGCAGCACAAAATATCAGAAAAATTGCTTATTTTGCATCAAAAGAATGCATGAACATTGACGGTCTTTCTGAGAAAACGGTAGAAAAATTTGTTGATGCCGGAATTATCAAAAATATCTTAGATATCTACAAACTGGAAAACCACCATGATGAAATCGTGAACTTTGAAGGTATGGGAGAAAAATCATTTGCAAAATTACTTTCTGCCATTGAAAAGAGTAAAAATGTGAAATTGGAGAATTTCATTGCTGGACTTGGAATACAGAATATTGCATTAAGTAAAGCAAAGATTATCAGCAGAAGATTTGACGGTGACTGGGATTTATTTGAAAGTGCGCTGAGATCAAGATTTGATTTTACGGAGTTGGAGTCATTCGGAACAGAGGTAAATAAATGCATCTATGAATTTTTCGATAGTGTATTTTCAATGAATGATATGTATTCCGAACTGGTATCACATATGCACTTTGTAAAAGAAGAGAAAAGTTCCGATATCTTTGCCGGAAATATTTTTGTAATTACTGGTAGCCTTAATATTTTCTCAAACAGAAAAGAATTACAAGAAAAGATTGAATCACTTGGAGGAAAGGTAGCCAGTGGAGTTTCAAAGAAAACAACATATTTAATCAATAATGATATTGAAAGTTCTTCGAGTAAAAATCGTGATGCCAAAAAGAATGGTGTGCTGATTATTACGGAAGAAGAATTTTTAAATATGATAAACAAATAAAAATAAAGGAGAAACAATATGAAGATTGCAGAATTAGAAATCAACATTATGGCAGTACCACAGGGATATTACTTAGCACAGGGAATTTCCAGAGATCTCAATTTCAAAGTTGGTCTTCCGGCAGCATTTGAGAAGATATACAACTTGAAAGAAAAGTTGGCTGATAAGTACGATGAAATTGAATGTGGAGAAACATATCTTGTTGATAATGTTTATTCTCTGGTCGTAAAAGATAGTAGCTATGACAGCCCGGATAGAGATCTTCTTATGGAAGCATTGGTTAATCTGAGAGATCAGATGGAAGAAAACAAAACTACAAAACTTGCTATTCCAAAACTTTGCTGCGGTAGAGGCGGTCTTGACTGGGACGATGTGAAAGCAATGATTGGATTTGTTTTCGGAGATGCGGATATCCAGATTCTTGTTTGTGTACAGTAGGAGGTAACTATGGAAGAGAAATCACCAGTTTACCTTGTTATGGTAACAACAAACAATAATAATAAATATTATCGTATGGTTCCGCATGGTGATACTTTTGAGGTTGAATATGGTCGTGTTGGTGCAAGCTGCCAGCACGCTTCCTATTCAATGTCACAGTGGAATAGGAAGTACAATGAGAAAATCAAAAAAGGATATGTGGATCAGACACATCTTGTACAGGATCTAATTCAGAAAGAAAAACCAAAAGGAAAAGACGGTTATAAGGAAATTGAAAATAAAGTGATTGCAGAAATCGTCCAAAGACTTCAAGATATGGCTCATCAGAAAATCCAGGCGAACTATAAGGTTTCATCTCAGCAAGTAACACAGGCTATGGTGGACGAGGCGCAGAAGGTAATTGATAAGCTCATGCAGCGAGAAGATGTAGAAGACTTCAATAATACTCTGCTAGAGCTGTTTAGTGTAATCCCACGAAAAATGGGAAATGTCAACGATTATCTTTCCAGAAGCAAAGAAGATTTCGCACGCATTCTCAAAGATGAACAGGATCTACTTGATGTAATGAGAGGTCAGGTTGTTACACATACAGTACAGGATGAGCCGGACACCGATGATGTGGAAGAGAAACAAGAAACTATTCTTGAAGCAATGGGGCTTGAATTTGAGGAAACAACAGAAGAAGATGTACGAATGATTAAGAGTCTGCTTGGAGATTGCCGGGATAAGTTCTATAGAGCATGGCGTGTCAAGAATATTAAGACGCAAAAACGATTTGATGAGTTTGTCAACAAAGAACATATTTCAAAGAATAAGCTGTTATGGCATGGAAGCAGAAATGAGAACTGGTGGTCAATCATCAATACAGGTCTTGTGTTACGTCCGACAAATGCGGTTATCACTGGAAAGATGTTTGGATATGGTATTTACTATGCACCAAAAGCAAGAAAATCACTTGGGTATACATCTATAAGCGGATCATACTGGGCGAGAGGAAATTCGAGTTCCGCATTTATGGCACTTATGGATGTGGCATATGGAAAACCATATGATGTACATTCCTTTGATAGTAAATATTATGATTTCAACTATGAACGGCTGCAGAAGACATGCCCAGGTGCGAATTGCTTACATGCCCATGCCGGAAGCATGTTGAGAAATGATGAAATTATCGTATATAAAGAAGAACAGTGTACAATCAAATATTTAGTTGAACTGAGATAAGGAGAAATGATTATGGTAGTAAAAAATTGTAGAGAATGCGAACACACAAATAACTGCAGATCATATTATAGCGGACTCGGCTGTAAAAAGCGTGATGAAATTCTCAAACATATTGCAGAACTAGAAGCTGAAAAGAAAGAAGGTAAAGCAAATGATTAAAATAGGATTGGTTTTAATTGGTGTAGTGGTAGTTGTAGGTTTGTATTCTTGTGTTGTGGCTGGTAAAAATACAGACAATGCGATGCATGATTACTTTGAAAAATATAAATAAAATATGTTTTTTATTGTGTTGAGAAATATCCCCACTTTCGGTTGATATATTGCTACTATTATGGTATAATTCCCCATTTTCAATAGTATTCTCTGCCATAATATAATCTATTCCTCCACTATTTAAACGTATTTGCATGAATTTATCTTAGAACCGCCGATATTTAGCTGATTTGCGGTATAAGATAAAAAACATATTCACACAGAAAGTAGTTTGAAATTACTTCAAGCACTTCCGTTGGATTTGAAGATTGCGAAGACTCAGAATAGAATCAGAGAGTGGTATAATTATTATGGTGGAGAAGTATATGTAAGTTTTTCTGGTGGGAAAGACAGTACAGTATTATTGGATATTGTAAGAGGATTATACCCAGATATAGATGCGGTATATGTAGACACTGGACTTGAATATCCAGAATTGAGAGATTTTGTGAAAACGATTGATAATGTCACATGGTTAAAACCAAAAAAGAATTTCAAGAGTGTTATTCAAGAATATGGATATCCAATCGTCAGTAAAGAAGTGGCAAATAAGGTTCATGGTGCGAAACCTGGAAATACAAGGTGGCAGCAACTTCATGGTACATACATTGATAATAATACCGGCAAGTTATCTACGCATTATAATTATAAGAAATGGGAGTATCTGCTTGATGCTGACTTTAAGATATCAGATCAGTGTTGTGCAGTTATGAAAAAACGCCCATCTCTACAATACGAGAAGCAAACTGGTAAGAAACCAATCTTGGGACTCATGGCAGCAGAAAGTCAAAAGAGAAAAACAGATTATATGAAAACTGGTTGCAATGCTTTTGAGAAAGAGCGTCCACAGAGTCAACCTATGGGATTTTGGACTGAACAAGACGTTTTACAATATCTGTATGAAAAGAAAATTCCATATGCATCAGTCTATGGTGATATAGTATTGGAAGATGGAAAATATCGCACGACTGGATGTAACAGAACTGGCTGTATTTTTTGTGGCTTTGGCTGCCACCTCGAAAAAGAACCAAACAGATTCCAAATGTTAAAACAGACACACCCGAAATTATGGGAGTATTGTATGAAACCGATTGAATCTGGTGGTTTGGGAATGAGAAATGTAATGGAATATATTAGTGTTCCTATAGAATAAACAAGCAAAAATAAATGTTGACATTTACAAGAATAATGATATAATGTAAAAGAAAAGTGAATAGAGTCTATTTTTCTTTTATGTTATAAACAAACAATAATAAAGGAAACAGCCAATAATGAAAAGAGAGGTATCTGTAAATGAATACAAGAAATAGAGCTTGGCGAAGAAAGAAAAACTTTTCAAAAGGTCGTAGAAAGAAACATATTGCGATGGCGGTTTGCCGGAACTGGTGGTATGAACATGACGGGCAGTATATTAAGGGCAAAATCCATTGTTCATGTCCTTCATGTAGTCCAAAGACGAATAATCATGGACATGGAGCTGCAAGAAACTACACACATTCAGACCTTGCAAAAGTAGAATCTATGCAGTGTAAAGTTTCGGAATACAAGAATGGAGAAGAATGCTATGAAAATGATTAACACCAGTGAGTGTGAAAAATGTAAGCATGGAACTGTAGATGACACAAACAAAGCAAGAGTAAAAGTGCATTGTGATATCAAGAATAAGGATTATATCTATGGTGCATGTATTCCATGTGAAGATAAGGAGAACAAGTAGTGGAAGTATTAAAAGTAAGAAAAGGAGAAATCCTTGAAGCGGAAACTGACATTGAATATAAAAATAGTCTTGGTCAGGAAGCGGAAATTTCCAAAGGTGAAAAATCAGTTATTGGTTTTGACGGACTGATTCATTGTCTGAAGAAAAGAGTTGTCATTGTGCCGGACGATACGATGGAAGTAAGCGGATATTCGGCAACTGGTTTATCAGAATTTCTTACGGCTTGGCTTGATAAAAGCCTTGACTTAGAAAAGAACCTTGATAAATCAGAACATTCTCTTGATGATGTGAGAACATCTATTGAAATGGCACTTGTTGAAATTGGTATGGAGGCAGGAAATGGCGAAGTTAAGAAAGAAGATTAAAATTGGCAATGGTTGCATGACAGCAATCTTAATCGCTCTGTTGTTTGTAGTGATATATGCAGTTAGTTGGATTTGCACTTGTGGGATTATCAAGCTCATTACAATGTGCTTTGGTCTGACATTTTCATGGGCGATTGCAACAGGAATTTGGTTGGTCATTCTGTTATTGAAAGGCATTTTTAATGTAACAGTAAAGAATGAGAGTAAGCCAACAAGAAGATATTAAAGGAGAATGACAGGCAATGGCTATTATCGGTGCAATTTTAGGAGATATTGCAGGATCAAAATGGGAGTTCAATAGACCAAAAGATTTGGATTACGAACATATTGAATTATTCCAAGATGACAGTTACTACACAGATGATACTGTTTTATCGGTAGCCACAAAGTATGCTCTTGAAAATGAAGTATCATTTAAAGATGCATACAATGAATTCGGCAATGATTACATTGATTGTGGATATGGTGACAGATTCTTTGAATGGTTGATTTTTAAAAGCAAGAAACCATATAAGAGTTGTGGTAATGGATCTGCAATGAGAGTATCGCCGGTTATTGACTTTGCAAAAAGTCGTGATGATATCATCAAATATGCCACTATGTCAGCGGAGTGTACTCATAATCATCAAGAAGGAATTAAGGGTGCAGTTGTAACGGCTACATGCGGTTGGATGGCGAAAAGTGGTGCATCTAAAAAGGAAATCGAAGAATATGCAAGCCGTGAATATCCGGCTGGAAGTTACTATAAATACCCAGTTTCAATGTCAATGAAAGAATTGAGAGAAGTATATAGATGGGACGAAACCTGTCAGGGCAGTGTTCCGGCAGCAATCAGATGTTTTCTTGACAGTGAAGATTATGAAAGTTTCATCAGAAATGTACTGAGCTTCAAGTGTGACTCAGATACATTAGGAGCTATCGGCGGTGGTATTGCGGAAGAGTTTTATAAAGGTACTGGATTTAACAATGATGAATTGCTGAAAAAGTATCTTGATGAAAGATTATATGGAATTGTGAAGGAGAGCAACTAATGGATTTAAGAGAAATGGAATTAAGAGATACTGTAGAAATGATGAATAGTGCTGATTACAAAGAAAGATTCAAAGCGGAATACTATCAGACAGCTATTCGTTATGGGAAACTGAAAGCAATGGTAGATAAGTACAATAACGGTACACTGGAATTTAAACCAACATGTCCTATGAGCATCTATGACATTCAGCTTAGAGCCATGCGTGATTATCTGACTATCCTTGAAGCTAGAGCAGCTATTGAAGGAGTAGAGTTAGATGGATAACATAGCAGGAAAGCAATTCATAGATCATCCAGATATGAATGGATTTTGTGATAAATGTAGAAATCACTATCTTTTAGATGGTGATGAATCAAGATGTAGGAGCATTAGTCTTGGAATGAGTTCAGCAATGTGTTGTCAAATTTCAAGATGTGACAAATACGAAGAGAAGAAATAAAAAATCTTTTT